GGGTACAATCTCCTTGCCGATCGTCTGGACCATATCCGTCTCGCCTACAATATTGACAATGACACGATTTACTTCAAGCTCACGTTTATTACAGAGGTTGATTAGTCGTCCACACCCTCGGGTGTACGCGACGGTTCGACATGATCTAAATTCACCCATTCCTCCCCTACCGGGGCAATCTCTCCTAGAATCGGCTCCCCCATGGCGTTAGTTTCGACATAATACGTACCGAACTTTTTGAAGTATTTCTTGGCACCGCCACGCTTTTTTGCAGTACGACGTTTCAGTGTTTTCCTCGGCATGGGAAATGGATTTACTATTGGCACGGGGTTTTTATTTATGACGACACCAGGAGATTTCAGCACACTTGACTTCTCCGTTCAAGAGAAGGAGCTTCTAACTGCACTTTACTCCGCGGTCACGGAGCTAAACTACTGGGAGTATATGAAGGGAGAGCCTTCCGGAGGGAACTTTACGTATACTCCCGACATTCAGTTCAGACAGGTTATGGCAAAGGTTGGGACGGGTTATGACCATATCATGATCGGCGTATGTGCTCGCATCATCCAGAGGATCGCGCGGACTGGTTGGAAGGAGTGGGAGCCCATCACGAGCAAACGGACTGAGTTTCTTGCTCTTCCAAACGACATGACACTTACTCAGCAGTTCAGGGCTATTGCTGAGCATCGCGATACGAAGATGACATATTCAGAGATGCGCGAGCGTTTCGGTTAAACAATCCTTGTTGTTCAAATACAATGAGCCGTCTCGAGTTTATGGTTCAACCACCTGCTTGGTTCTATTCGCGAATCCTAGTGGGAGCCGGACGAATGCTCACACCCAGCTTTGTAGCAAAAAATAACATCACTCACGTAATTAACTGTGCGTTTCCTCAAGACTCCCCGGGCTGGTTTCAGCGTACGTACCGGTCTCGGTATATATGCTTGGGAGCCGTTGATGACATCAATGCCAATATTTTACGTTGGTATCCCGCCTTTGAGAATGTGATGTCTCGGATGTTGCGGGAAGGAACGGGCACTGTTTTTGTCCATTGTCAGTGCGGAATCAATCGCTCTGCCTTTTTGAGCCTAACCTATATTGCTAAGAACTTTGGTTTCGAGTATGAAGAAGCTGTCAAGATCCTGAAGAGACAACGTCCGTGTATGTTTACAAATTCAGTCTACATGAAACAAACGAGAGAATTTGTAAATGGATGTGTTCAGAGTGAGAAAGATTCGAGAGTCGAACGCATCGGGGACATCGATGGGGACACTGGACTCAGTTCATCAGGAGCTTGTGCAAGGGATGAAGGAAACCAAGACAAAACAGAACGAACTCACGGACTCATTAAAAGCCCTCCAGCAACAGAGACTGTTACTTGATTCCTCTGCAGAACTCAAAAATATTGTCAAGTGTTCACAACTCGATTCGCAGATTCGCGAGATAGAACAGGAACTAGCACAAACAAATCCGGTCGAAGAATACTATGTGAAAAACATGGATATTTTGATCGATTACTATGGAAAGCAAGATGCAACACATATTTCTGCTCCTGCTCCCAAAGAGGCGAATACGTTCCTCAAGTTCTTTGTCGCGAATGTGCCGACAGTGGACACTGGGTTATCGAAGAAGCAGATGTTCGATGAATTTGTATCGCGTATGAAACTGAGCAATGGACCTGAGGCTACACAACTGCTGACGGAACACTGTACTGCGTGTAATGTAGCTCGTGAAGAAATCAGTTCTGAAGGAATTCTGGTTTGTCCGTCATGTGGTTCGGAAGAGTACGCATTGGTTGTGTCTGACTTTCCGAGTTTTCGTGATCCTCCTAAGGAGCGAAACAATTACGCGTACAAGAAGATCAATCATCTCAATGAGATTCTCAACCAGTTTCAAGCAAAGGAGTCTACGATCATTCCCGAAGAGGTCATGAATGAAGTGGTGATGGAAATCAAGAAACGCAGAATCGACAACATTGCCGATCTGTCAGAGGAGGATATTCGACAGATACTCAAGAAACTCAATCGGTCAAAGTACTATGAACATCGTGCTCATATTCTGAGTCGTCTTAATGGTAATCCCCCTCCTACCATCACGGCCGAAATTGAAGAGAAGATACGTGCCATGTTCCAGGAGATTCAGGCTCCGTTCCTGCTGTACTGCCCCAACGACCGCACGAACTTTTTGAGCTACAGCTACATTCTGTACAAGTTTATGGAACTTCTTGACATGGACGAATACCTACCCTATTTCCCGCTCTTAAAATCACGCGACCGCTTGATCGCACATGACCAAATCTGGTCAAAGATTTGTGAGTATTTACATTGGCAATTTATCCGTTCTGTCTAGCCGATGACGATTTATTCAGAGTCTATGATAATGGCAAGAAGGCCTGATTTTATGGTTACCGCTCTCGCTACAACCAATTGTTCAGGTTGTGTTTTAACTCCTGATGGACAATCGCTTATTTTTACGACTGGCCACGAGGTACGTCGGGTTCCAGTGGGTGGAGGCGCCAGTGTTCAGATAGCAGGAAGGTTGGGAGAGGGCGGTGAGGACGGCTTAGTCACGACGCCGGCGCGCTTCAGGTGGCCTCGAGGCGTTGTCATCAGAGAGGACGGCTCCATCTTCGTCGCAGACGACGGCAACCACCGCATCCGCATGATCTCGCCGGCGGGCGCCGTCACTACCTTCGCCGGCAGCGGCGAGGAGGGTGGAGCCGACGGCGTCGGCATCGCGGCGAGCTTCAGATACCCTTCCGGCCTAACCCTCGGACCGGGCGGCGTCCTGTATGTGTCTGAGAGCCATCGCGTCCGCATGATCTCGCCGGCAGGCGCCGTCACGACGCTCGCGGGCAACAGGGTCCAGGGCTTCGCCGACGGCAGGGGCACCGAGGCGAGCTTCAACTACCCTACCGGCATCGCCGTGGACGCCAAGGGAGTCGTCTTCGTCGCGGACTCCGAGAACCACTGTATCCGCCGCATCACGAACGGCGTCGTCGACACGCTCGCGGGCAACGGTACGTTTGGCTCACGCGACGGCGTGNATGCGGCGGCGCGCTTCAACCACCCGCGCGGCATCGCCTTCGACCCCACCACGGGCAACCTCCTCGTGACCGACGTCGGCAACCANCGGATCCGTAGTGTCGATCCTCGNNCCNGNNCNGTCANCACACTCCCCATCGGTGGCGGTGCTGCNCNGCGGCCACCTATTGGTGCTCCTCCATCAGATGCCGCGGGGCTCAATCTTACTAGCTTATCGGCGATTACAGTGGACCGCAACGGTACTCTCTATCTTGGAATGTATGGAGGTATTGTGCGTATCGACAATGTCAGAAGGATACGAGAACATGGTCGTGATTCAAGAAATGCCCTGCTTGCCGGGTTACTTCCTGACCCAAGACGACCGCTGGATGAAAAGAGAGCTGAAGCCGATGCCCCCATCGATCCCGATAGAGCTGTAAACAGAGTGCGCGAGTCTGGAGTTCTTACTGCAGGTGTAGGTCCATTCTTAAGTGGGGTTGAGCCGGTGTCAGGTCAAACTCAGGATATGAGATCGGTGCTCGGTTTTTTGGGAGATCAGCATACCGGACGGATACCGATGGGGTCTCGATTTACTGCGCCGCCACGTCCGTTGCCGGCAGCCGCACCTCCGTCGGGTGGTCGGAGTAGAAAAACAAGACGTCGCATGAAGAACCCATGTTGGAAGGGCTACACGGCATATGGTATGAAGAAAGGAGGTCCTAACTGTGTCCCCATCAAGTCCCGTCGTCAGCGGCGACGCGAGTAACGGCGACGGCGACGTACCTTGCGGCTCCGACGTCTACGACGCCCACCTGCAGGGTCTTGTGCGTCTAATCTTGTAACATTTTCGGGCCCAGGCAAGATATAGTCTGGACTGCGTACTACGAGTCCAGCAGGAAGCGGTTGGTCAAGCGCAACGACCGGGTTACGTGGGCTGTGAACCCCGTTCTGATTCGGAATGATTGTTCCTACAATATGGTAGTCCTTTCCACCCTTCGTTATATGAACAATTACGCGGTCACCTACCTTCAACGGTTCGGCAGCATTGATTAACTCGGAAGGGTCTTGCGACATTATTAATCGTAGAGGTTATCTTTAGGAATGCGAATTCGAAGTTTCCCCGAATCCGAAATAGCCACATCCTGGGGAACATGACCTCCCGAATGGAAGAAGTGAATCTGATCCAAATCACCCATCTCTCTCACTCGATTACGAAACCACAGTCGTATGAGTTCAAGCGGACGCCGAATTTTACCGGGTGGAGGACGAGCAACTGCTCCTGCCTCCACTAACAGTAACATCAGATGAGGCGATTCCTTGTCATTGAGACAGGCTCGTATAAAGTCGGGAAGTAAATGAGGCATCAATGAGTGGATGCGTTTGAGACGCAGCCACGCACTCATGAGGTTCTCTTCCTGAACACTTGAAGGACGCATGAAGGTATCGTGAACAAATGCGGAGCACATAGAACACTGCGACATTTAAAAATTGTCTTTTTTAGACCTGGCGAATTCGTTTTCGCCTACTTCCCCTTGGACATATTCGCCCTGAGAACGCAAGTCATCGCATACTCTACGGCGGCCTCGAGTTCAGGGTGTTCGAGGATCCCGTCGAAGTGGCGCCAGGTAGACCCGAGACGCTGGGCGATGGCCTCGTCAAACACACATGACTGCAGGTTCTGGCGTTGATTCCTGAGGTCCCGGCGCTTGAGAGCAATGCGGAAGTATCGCATCCTCGACTCGCGAGCCTCCTCCTCATTGAGCTTGTTCCAGCGGGTCGCGTCCGCCGTGAACGCGGCAAGCCCGTGCCGGACGAGGTACTGCACGATGCGGTATTCCTCGGTGTCACTCCCTCCGCTTCCCCCCAAGGATTCGCGGCTTGCCTGGATCTCGCTGAGGAGCACGTGGTCAACATCCTTTTCATCGGGATCGAACAGGCGCTCCATCGCGTAGGGGTGCCAGAGAGCGGCCTTAACGAAGCCCGCAAACCGCTCAGAATCTCTGCTGCTGAACTTAAGCCCCATGAAGAATTCGTAGGACGCATCCCCGATGTTCTCGTTCTCGGCGATAAACCGCCACAGATCGTCACCTGTGCGCAAAGGCCTGGGCTTGGCCGTCCTGCGGTATTCCAGGACCTTCTCGGAGAACTTGTCGAGCCCCTTGATCGCGATCTCCTGCATCGTCCTCATGACCCACGCATGAGAGGTTCCGGAGTGACCCTCGTACTTAATGTTGCGGTCGATCTTGCGAACGTCCGGTTGTTGCGTCCACGAGAACCCCTTGGGGTCGTTGAACTCGCGAAGGATGGTCCAGCCTCCATCCGTAGTGTTCACTGCCTGAGTGGCGTCCCGGAGCATGTCGATCTCGTTAATGGTGTAACCGAGCGTCGCGTAGTCAAAGTCGTTGGAAGGAGTATTCATTTTCAGCACTGAAATACGGTTGTCAAACGATATGTAAATCCATTTTAGACGAACGTGCTTACAAGGAAGTTATTCGCGAGGTGCGATGCCACAACGGCTACAGCACCCAATACTCCAGCGCCCTGCCACGATAAAATTCCGCCCGACGTATAGGCATTCGGCACATACTTCAGAATGAGATCGCGAGGTGCAGATAGAGACAGTGCAACGGTCACAAGAAAGAACGACACATACAATGTGAGGTTGGCCCACATGAGGCGCATCATGGGTAAACTCGGCTTAAACGACGGTGTCATCTGTGTACGAGGGTGGTGATCAGAACCTGCCATACCGGGCATGGGTCCGGCAGATTGAGGGCCCTGGGGCGACGGCAAAAGAGCATCGAGCGGAGTGGCGTCAGAGTCCATTGTTTATGAGGAAGACGGGATTTCACATGTGGCGTCTTCCACGCGATACGAGTAACATTTTCCATCTACTTTGTTCGTCTTTGTTTGAACTTCAGTCAGTGGAAGAGCAAGTGTGCGATAGCTATCGTAATTACGGTGAAACAGCAGTACAGAGATTCCCAAGCCGATCACGAATGAAAAGAAGGCCGAGGCTCGTTCAAGACCCTGTGTGATATTGATCATTGCTTAACAGCGAGAAGATTGAAAGAGTCTGAATTGTCTCCACACGGCACCTCGACCGAATTCACACGAATGCATCCCGTGTCCGTGTGAAACACACCGGTATCGTGGGGTGTAGGGACAGTGACTTCTTTACGAGTGGGCGGTGTGATAACGCATGAAATAAGCATACCCACAATGACCCCCGCAATGACCCAGAGAGCTTGTATCATTATACACTCTTGGGTTGTTTTTCTAAGTATGAAAAGATAGCCAGGGCAACTGGTGTTGTGATTAATCCAGAGTACGGGATGAAGATCGCAAGTGCAGTCAATACGTAGGCGGTCATGATATGGTTTTTCATTACCAACGCACGGTATGTAGCTGCGATACTGAATACCCAGAGGACCGCTAGGATGATTGTGACGATAATGCCTCCTCCTTTTGTAAGAAAGCTAATGGTAGTTGAACTCACGCTTGACGATACCGATGATGTTGGTGTTGTTGCAGGGGACTTGCCGGCAGTAAGTGTCTGGCCCTCAGGAACCATCACGGTTTTCTCGTTTCCTTTTTCATCAATGATATTGACTGTCAAACGCCGTCCCTCAATGATGTTCGCCGGCGAATTCTGTCGAGCAATCTTCGTTTGAAGTGTAGTCGCTTCAAGGTTTGCCGTCTGGGCTGCGATACAGTTCACGTCATTCGCATTTCCCTGGCAATTTGCGATTGCCTGTGTTTTTATATCTGCCTTATCGTCATCCGATAAGTTTGCGACAGTGTTAAACAGTGCCACGGCAGGCATCAGGCTTGAATTTGCGACTAAGTTGATGGACCCATTCTTGATTTGTTTTTGAATACTTTCCGTAATGTCCGTGGCCTGAGTCTCGTCGCCCCATGTTGCTTGTTTGATTGTCACGCTCATTGTTAGTTAGCAAATACGAAATTCGCGAGACCACTTGTGATGCGTAAAAAGTTGATCGCTTCTACGTAGACGCCTACGTCGTACGTATAAGCAAAGATGACATTGTCTCCGTTTGTGTTGACAACAATAGTCACAAGCTCCGAGGGATCATACAGAGGACACTGGTCGGTCGGAATGATAACGGGGTTGGGACTGAATACGCTTGATTTCAGAACAGTCTGAACCTGCTGCGACTGAATACCGGCTGCCGTTGGAATTGGTTGCTGAAGTGTCAATCTGAGAATTGTCTTGTTAAACACGCTAGCATTGAGTGCGCCGCTTGGCTGATACATGTCGTTATTGAGGGCAAAGGAATACTGATAGACACATGGAAGACCGGGGGCCTCTCCTGTTGTGTGCTTGTACATCTGAATCAATGAAAAGTAGCTGACCGGTTTTACGGTAAATCGTTCCTTGCCATCAAGCAGAATGAGGCCGTCAATGACCGGATCACGAGGGGAAACCGATGTGATTTGCTGCTGACCACTCGAATACAAGAATGTCTGCGACTGACTCGAATTGGTCAGGCTTGAGAAGACGTCTGTGTTCGTTGTTGTAAACGGGGCAGCATGAGGATCGTCCCAATTCGTGTAATTGTCCCAGTCATTCGTGAGGATCTTATCTGTCCGCTGCGCTGAAAACACCATGCGTGTCACCAGATTGAAAGCGGGAACCAACATATCACTCGAACCATACTGACCCGAGTTACTGATGTAATTGATCGTCTTGACTAGGAATGTCTGATCTGCAGAGGCTAGTTGATTCATCTCCATATCGGTCACATATACGAAATTGCCCTCGAGCCATGGGTCGGGGAAAAAGGATGACAACCCGGGTTGGCTGGGTGTCCCGTTCGGATTCGGTGGCGACAAGAACATGCCGATTCCCAGCTTTGTCGGTGCGATACGCTGTCCGTACGTATGGGATGTGCTGTCGGTATCAATAACTGTATATAGATCCGCAAGAGGGCGATACGTGACGTTAATGTATACGTCCGAGTTCTGCATTGCCACCAATGGAAGAGCCAGACCAGGATTCTCACAGAACCAGAAGTGAAGAGGAATGGTGAGCTGACGAGAGCGAATGGACGGCTCGGGAATGAGAGTGTTTGGCGTCAGGCCCGGATAGGCAGTAGGGGCCACTGCGTGGGGGTACTGATTGGCACGTCCGTTTCCATTTGCCGGATCATAGAGCTCAGGGACGTTGCCAACCATCTGATCAACGACCTTACGCTTATTTGAGTCGTGTGTCAAGTAGGAATACATCTTGAGCCACTCGCCCGTCAGAGTTTGAAGAACCTGACCGTTGGCCGTGATAGTGATCTTATCGATCAGGTTGTAACCGATATTCTTGATCCACTTGAATTCGTATCCAATTGAGTTCGAACGTTTGTCATATCCATCAGGAGGTGATACGCCGAGACCCAGGTATGACAGTGGAGACCAAACATCCGGGAGCGTGATAATCAAATATGTATCCATAAGGAGCTGTGCATAGCGATCGATACGACACGAAATTGTTCGTGTGCTGGTTTGTGCGAACGATAAGTTCGTACCGGTGAAAGACATTCGGATCGACTCCATTGCAAAGTTCGTGTGACGGCGGTACACAGCCCGAAAATGCGTCATGGAAGGATTTCCATTGACGAGTTCATTCTGGGCTCCGACGCCGGCTAATTGAATTAGACCACCAGGCATACTATTGTATAGAAGACAGAGGGTTTGTTTAGGCAAGATACGGACAGATCGTAGTGTATCCAGCAGGAGGTGTGTACGCCAGTGTACTAGCGTTCGCCGGCTTGCAGCAGACGGATGTGAATGTCTTACCAAGTGGAGCACCGTAGATATTGTTGCGACCGGGAGCACTGACAAAGCGATTGTACTGATCCGCACCGTTTCCGGCGACGGCAAGATATAGCTGGTTAGTACGGCTCTTCTGCTGAGGAGACGCAACTGAAATCGACTTAGCGATGATCTGTCGCTTCTTCTGACTAATGTAATCCTGAGTGTTGTTGACCTGCATTTGTGATTTACGTAGAGAAAAGACTACAACAGTAATGAGATTTGTTCTTGTGAGCACACACGTTGATCAGACGACAGGGTACTCGAAGGTGGCATATAACCTGCTAAAGCAGTTGACGAAGCTGGCTCCCGCTGTGAAGACGTATCATTTTGGATTTCAGCGTCACCCCAAGCGTGAGTTTGTTCGCAAGGTCCCTACTGGAATTGTCGCCTACGACGCAGCGGCGAATGAGGATCCTAAGGAGGAGGGATTTGGTTTCAACAAGATCCACGAGTACCTTGAGATGGTGAATCCAGACATTGTCATGATCTATAATGATCCGCTTATCATCCATCGTTTCATCGAGGCAATGAAGTTCAAGAAGGGTGAGACTCCGTACAAGCTCTGGCTGTATGTCGATCAGGTGTACGAGGGTATTGCGCCTCCACTGATTGAGACCATGAACAAGAATGCCGATCGTATCTATTGCTTCACACAGTCATGGGAAGATGTGTACAGGAAGTATGGTCCTGCCGCCGATCTGAGTATTCTCGAGCACGCGGTGGATTCGTCTGTCTTTAGCAAGGTGACACCATCTGTTCGCAATAGCATTCGGGCTCGTATGAACATGAGCTCGGATTCGGTTCTGTTCCTCAATGTGAATCGCAACAGCTTCCGCAAGCGTCTTGACCTCGCGATCATGGGGTTTGTTCGCCTTCTCAAGCAGGATACTACGAAGCCGTATTATATGTTGTTTGTTACGAGCATCAATGTCAATCAGGGTGCATACTACGACATTGCTCGTATCTACAATACAGAACTTATTGCCAATGGTCTCAGTGTCGAGGAACTTGGGAAGCGTATGATCATCGTTGACACGGGTGATATGAACAATAAGGCTCTCTCGGATGATACAATCAATGAGCTCTACAACGCCTGTGATATTGGTATCAATACCTCAGACGGCGAGGGATTTGGTCTGTGTCAGATTGAGCATCTCTACACAGGTGCTCCGCAGGTGGTGACGGATATTGGAACGTACCGTTCGTTTCTGGATACTTCAGTTGCCGAGTTCATTCCTGCCGGACCACGGTGCTACACGGCTGGAACAATGCCTCTGGGACTGTGGGCGCCTACATTCTCTCCCGACGATGTTGCGGATGCGATGGGCCGGGCAATCGATACTCTGTCGAGCAAGACTGAGAATGCTAGCAAGTATACGTTCAAGACATGGGATACGGTATGTGCGAGTTGGCTGGATGACGTGAGGAACGCAAACTCATCAAAGTAGAAACCGTATTGAAGTTGAATTGATCATCTCGCCCATTCGAAGAAGACGCTGATTATCGTCCCATGCTGGTCCGTCGAAGACTTCCTTTGTATCGGGATCAATGAGTAGCAATAGCCCCTTGATCATCACCTTTTGTAGACGACGGTGCTTGCGAGATGTGTTGCGTAACACAGTCGCATCTGTGTCTTCATTCTTAATGTTTGGCGTAAAGGCCAGGTCTTCAGCTCCTGTGGTGCTGTCAAACCGCATACAGGAAACAATGGGTTTCTCACGGGCGTGAAGCTTACGGTGAATCTCGCAATCTACGGCCGACTCTTTGAGCAATAACCCAATCTTTTGGCTGATGCGTTCCTTTTCATATGCAGTCTCGTAGAGATACTCGTCTGTTGACATGAAGGCTTCCACGGGTTCTCCTTCGTATCTCCGCATCGACGTATCATTGCGACGAATGGCCACAATGTTCGGAAATTCGGCTGACTTGGATTGTTCTTCCGTGAACACGGAGACATAAAAACTGACCTTGACGGTACGTTCATCCATTGGCAGAGTGGCGTGAGAGCAGATACGAATCGCACGGCCTATGACCTGGTCATGACGAGCGGGGGTCCAATGAGGTTCCATGATGTGAACGTGCCGAACATTTGCCAGAGTAATACCTTCCGCACCACTGCTTGAGGCCATCAACAGAGACAAGATCTTCTTTCCGCGCTTTTCCACACTCTCTTTCAGGGACGCCGGGAAGTTTTTACTGTATGTCCCGTTAAAGATCTGACGGGTCAGATCGCGTTCTTCGGCGTCCTCCTCACCGGTGTAGAATGTGTAGGCAGGTCGTTCTGTCAGATCAGGGCTCTCCACCCATTGTCCAGCTTGTTTCACAATCTTGTATTGTTGCCATCCGGCAGCGTCCAAGATCGCCGAAAAGACGCCAAGACCTTCCAGTGACCGATACTGGGAGTACACAAACTGATTGCTGTCCCCAGATGCCTTCACGTTTCTCAGTATCTTCAGTAGTTTGGGACTGAATACTTCCAGTGCCTTCTCGGATAGGAACCGTTCGGGTTTTGATCTCAATCTCTTCAACATCTCTTCCTTGTCGGGAACGTCTCGCTCGTTGATTTGAATAGTGGGCACTTCATCTCGTAACTCGGGAGGGATCATGAAATTACAAGCAAGACGAGACGGAACGCGGTAGGTTCCCAGATCATCATCAAGAGAGGATCGATTGCGACGAGAATCGATCTTCATTTCAATCCAACGGACCTCAAGGTATCGTGTGAACTGTTCAGTTGACATCGGAATTCGTTCTAGCATTTGTTCGTCGTCTACGCGACGAGGAATCAGGCGTTCATCGGCACCCTTGAAGTATGAAACGAGTCCCTGAATGCGCCGACGAAACATCATCGGGTTCTTAATGTTGAGACCATCTAGAAAGAGGTTTGCAAACTCTTCATAGTTTGTGGGGAGGCATGTGAACTCTTCTGTTGTCGCACGCTCCGAAGCAATTTCACCTCCACCCACACCTGTTTCGATCTTCTCTTTGATGGAGGCAATCCAATCGACAGCCTGAGGAATATATGGCATGTCTTTCTTGTACTGAACGGCAATACGGTCACCGTCTCCATTGTATGTGGACCGAAACTGAGGGGGGTTACGAGTAACCATGACGTGTTTCTTAAGCGCATTGAACTCGATTGTGTCTACATCGGGAATCTCACGAAACGCTTTGGTGATTCGTTCTTCATCCCAAGACGAGATGGTCTTGAACGGAATTGTAATGCGTTCGATAGGTCCGCGAAGCATATTCATCAAGTATGAGATCTCATTGGGCCGATTGATCACGGGAGTTCCAGACAATGCTACCACCTTGCATCGCTTGGCGTGATAGATTGCCTCATACAGCTTGCCTGTAATATCAGACTCATTGATGACACGCGAGATCAAGTTGTGGACTTCGTCAATGATGATAACGCTATCGTCGTACATTCCGGGCTCAACATGTTTCGCAATGTTCGTTGAAGTCAATCCATTGTAGCGAACAAAGTGAAACCTGCTATCGATGACGTCCTTGATTTGTTCACGAATAACAGATTGATCCTGCTTAGAAAAGGTCGTGAAATTGGGTTCGCCACCAGGAACCGTTACGTAGAATCGACTGTGTTTGTCCATGAATTTGTCCGAAATGCCGAGCTTCTTGCCTTCTACACGAGTCTCCTCCGTGAGGGCAGTTCGTACCCAATTCTGTTCAATGGCGTAGACCGGATCACCGCACTTGAGAATCTCGCCGCGGTAGTTCTCTTCCAGTGCCGCTGGAACCATGACGAATACATTGGACGTTGATAACAGCGACTCGGCAACTGCGATCGATGAGCACGTTTTTCCAGATCCCAAACCGTGATACACAAGAATACCTCTATACGGTGTCTCAATCTTCAGGTAGTCGCGAATAATCTTTTGGTATGGAAAAAGCTCCCGATTGTTGCCCGATGTCTGCTTCAAGCAAAGATCGATGTCTTTATCATCCTCGGCGAGTGGATCCTTATCCTTTTCCCTGTATTTCATGAAGACACGTGTGATGGCATCAGCAAATGCCTTTCGGTTGGGAAGCACATACGCTCGGCTCATTGTCTTTCAAGTGGAAACATTTGCGTTGCTCATAAACAATGGATATCACTCGGAGCAACCATCGGATGTGGATGGTGACTATCTATCTGTTTCTCGTATCCATCTTCCTTTACCTGAAACCGTCTATCGCCTTCGGGCGTAATGGACGGATTCGCCCGTTCGGGGCAACCGACAGGGAATCGACTGTATTCCCTGTATGGTGGTGGATTTTTACGATTAGTGTAGTGGCTTATTGCTTAACCGTCTACTTTGCAGGGTTCCGTTTCACTTCCTAAGAGCATTGTAGTATGCTGCGACCGTGGGTATGTACACGTGTCGCTTCGTATGTTGATTGTAGATCTCTTCGATAAAGACTCCATCCGCCCAATACAGTGACTCTTGCCAAGGCCGACACATGTGCCTAGGAACAATATACTGAGCCGTATCAATCTTGCGAAGACGAGGTTCCTCTCCTCCCAAGATTCCACCTGGCTTGTTTGCGAACTCATCGTTTCGAAGCTGATCCCACGTGTAAAAATGGTGTGTATCGAACCCAACTGTGAGTTTCCAAAACTCGGGATGGACAATGTTATCGTCGTCCAAAAAATACACCATTCCATCAGATACCATGGAAAGCCCTACGTTACGTTGACTGTTTCCAGAGCATGACCCAATGGGGCTGACATGTCCAAGCTCAACGATCTGCGGATGATCAAAATGGGTAGTATAGATCCCTCGTGTCCGCGTCGTATCGTAGATAATGATCCAGCGACGAATCAAATCAAACTGAATCGACGCATACATCATCTTCAGATTGTCTGAGCGGGAGCACGGTGTGATGATTGTAATCATTATACTTACTTGCTACACCGTTTCGAATGTTTCAACGATGCTCTTGAGTTGATCAATCATGGCCTGTCTCTGAACGTGATGAGGTCGTACATGAGACTCGCACTCCGCGAAGGTCTTCCAACTGATTCCCGAGATTTCACGGCGCTGCATCGCAGTAAACCGCTGATTCAAATTGATTTGATCGGGTTGTGTCAGCACGGCCACAAAGTAGACATGACGATACTGAACGCCATTCAGTCCCTCGAATGTTTCCTCGAGACGAATGTTTCGAAGAACGAGGTATGCATCGCGGTCAATGTTCGTCTCCTCTGTGAACTCGCGAATCGCACAATCTACATCCGACTCGTTACGAACCCTACGACCCTTTGGGAACCCCCACTCGGGTTCCGCGTACACAGACGGGTTGTTTTGAACGAGAGAAATGCGATCGAGTTGATTGAACTTATCTCTCGACGCAATGAAATCAGCGGACGCATGATCATCCCCCCACAGGGTCTTCCACAACGTCTCGAAGGTCTGATTCCGGATCGCCGTCTGTTCCTCGATCGTCATGTTTCCAATCAGGAGCCCTACGTACTCAGTATTCGCCGGGTCGTACTTGCCTCGCATGAACTCGGCGAAACTCATACTGTCCTTGCGCCGGATCATCAGAACCCGTGTAGTATTCAAGTTAACGGGTAGAATAGGTTTGTCTATGAGTATAATTCCACAGGAAAGCACTGGATCCATACATCCCCTGAATAGATGCCCTTTCCCCCCACAGTTATTACAGAACATTATAGGTATTGGTTTTTGAGCAAGAGCTGTCCGTTTTTCCATTGCTCCTTTAATAAAGATCCTTTGTAAACGATAAATGTCTGCTCCGCTTTTCCAGTTGACGCCGGCGTACCCATTGCCACAGTCATCATCTTCATTCAACACCCTTAACGTTATGTGGAAACTGTTAATCGTTCTTGTCGGCCTTGCGCTGATTTCGTTTACTGTCTATATTATCTATACGGCCGTTGGTGGCATATCGTTACCATGGTCTGCGCCATCCGTGTCTTCCTCATCTGCGGTTGATAATGCTCCTCTGCCCATTGATGGAAAGTCAGGAACAGTAATCCCTGCAGCAAGTGTCCCCATCGCCGCGGGCTCCGATTACGGAATTCAGTTTTGGATGTACATCAAGGACTGGGACTATGCGTTCGGACAAGCGAAGCCCATTCTGACGAGAGCAGATGCCACGAATCAATACATTACGAATCCGAACATTTCGCTTTCTGCCACAGATAACAACCTTGATGTTTCAATCTCAGTCTTTGGTAGTGACTCCGTAAGCTCGGGAGCATCCTCACCGGCACCAGCAAATGGCGCCGGGGCCACGGGAGATCTGTTCACTGTGACAGTTGAAAACGTCCCTCTTCAGACGTGGTTTGCTGTAACCGTAACGTGCTTCCAGCGTAACGTAGATGTGTACATCAATGGAAACCTGGTCAAGTCTGCTCTTCTGCCCGGTGTTTCCAGACCTGCCGTGGGTGACATTACGGTTGGAGGCGGAGGAGGATTCTCCGGAAGTGTGTGTAACGTAAAGTCGTACCCGAACATGCTAGGTCCTGCCGATGCGTCTTCCTTTTATGCATCTGGAACCAACTGCTCGTCGATTGTTCAGTCTTCGTCATCAGCGGCCGGATCCGGTGGTACAAACCCAGCGTCAAGTGCTAACTTCTTTGGATACAACTTCACGTTTGGAATCTTAGACTCTTCGGGCAAAACTGTCAGAAGTTTTACAACCTAATCACAATGCGAATACTTCTCAAATGCCCAACACGATCAAGACCAAGACAAGTGATATCAACTCTGAGACGTTACGTCCAACTCGCAAATAGAAAGGATCTCCTTGGTATTTGCGTTTCGTGTGACAACGACGACGAAACGATGACGAATACATTCATGAAAGATGAGCTGATGCGGACCATTGAAGTTGTGGCGTGGAAGATGATGTTCTTTGGCGATAACAAGACTAAGATCGAGGCTGCAAATGCCGACATGAATAGGATTTCGTGGCAGTGGGATATCGTTGTATTGGTTTCGGACGACATGATTCCCCAAGTGAACGGATACGACGATATAATTCGATCTCACATGGCGGCCAGATTCCCTGATACGAAGGGTATTGTCTGGATCAATGACGGGACGCAAGGAGAAAAGCTAAATACACTGTCAATCCTAGGGCGTAAAATGTATGAGAAATTTGGGTACATTTACCATCCATCCTACAAGAGCCTTTTCTGTGATACGGAGTTTACTGATTTTTGCACGCCGCAGAATTCCGTCTATATATCTCACTGTATCATACGGCACGAACACCCTGGGACTGGTTTTCCTGAAAAGGGAGACGCATTATACAACAAAAACCAAGGATACTGGAATGATGACATGTATAACTACATCAGTCGCAAGTCGTATGACTATGACTGGAGCATCTTAATCCCCACCATATCGGGACGTGAGGTTTCCTTCCAGTCGCTGGTGGATTCGATTAATGAAAAATGGGCGCGCATCTGTCCAACTCTTCGCATTGAGATTTGTGTGTCATTCGACAACAGGGAAAAATCAATCGGAACGAAGCGTCAGGAACTCAAGACATCTGCTAAAGGAAAGTACATGTCCTTCATTGACGATGACGACGATGTAACCGATGCCTACTTTCAAGATGCAGCCGAATGTATTGCCAACAGCTATCATGTCATGAGATTACGCGGACAGATCAATCAGTATACGTTCACTCACAGCATCGAATACGATGAAACATCAATGATGGCATACGACGATGTCTTTACTCGGCCACCAAATCATCTGAACGTTATCATGACAGATGTAGCGAAGTTTATTTCGTTTAATGATCTGAAGACCGGTGAAGACTTTGATTGGGCTATCCGTCTAACAAAGAACAGATTTTTAACTAACGAATATAGGTCAGATCCAACGCGTATTCATTATATCTACAAGATGGGTGATCGAGTCATTGATGACAAGACGATTGAATGGCAGAGAACAAGCCCTGTCGAAAAGATGATCTTCAAACCACCGCCTCGGGAATTACCCAAACCAGTAGCCGATATGAAACGGAATGGAATACGGTTCACTGCAAGAGGCTTTGTTTCTAAGTAGAAAGCAATGACTATCATCGGAGGGTTAATCTTTATAGTCGGCATCGTCGTTATCGCCCTAATCATCTGGAATATTGTTGGTGCGAGCAAACCGCCAACCACGGACGCAACTGTCTTAGTTGCAGGTTCAATGGCGGGAAATACCAAACAGACAAGCTCGGGTGACATGCCCCGTTCTCAAAACCAGCAACAGGGTATCGCATTCACTTACACCTGCTGGGTTCTTATCAATGATTTCACCGTGAACTATGGATCACAGAGACCGATCTTCACAAAGGACGACTGCCCTGGGCTGTACCTCGACACAACCTCTAACGCGTTTGTCGTTGCTGTTGATACATACGGAACGAAGGAGACTGTATTGATTAACAGTATCCCTGCAGCAAAGTGGATACATGTTGCCATCGTAGTGGATCAGGACGCAATGGACATCTACATCGATGGAATCCTCCGTCTTCATCATGCACTGGCGCAACTTCCCAAGCAGAATACGAGCCCCGTCACGATGGGATCGAATTGGGACGGTGTGTTAGCCGATGTCAGGTACTATCCTCGTTGCTTACCGGTGTCCGAGATCGAAGCGCTCTCAACGGTTATCCCGTCAAATGATATGACGGTACATCCGGCCGCTCCTCCGTATTTTGACATCACTTGGTACACGGGTCGTTTAACTTCTCAGTGATGAGTAATGAGTGCTGGTGGTCAAAACTCTTCGTCTCTGAGTGGGATTCAGGCAATGCGTCTTCGTGATTCTGCAGATGTAACAGCACAGATTCGTCTGCGCATGATGTATCAACAGTTCAACGCAACTTCACCGAATGCGATTAACATGCGTATTAAGAACAGCTACAACAACTATCTTCAGTTCCTCGAAGGTGTCAAGGAAGTGTCTACCGGTGGAGTATGCCCGACGTGTACAGGTCTGCCGTACAATGCCCCATCCGTGGCTTCAGGAACAGCCAGAATCCTTGCGTTTACAAACCTTTAACCCGTTCAGAACGGGTCTTCTTCAGTAGCTTCTTGATACTATTTCGGCGTGTTGCAGGATCCTTAGGATTGTAACTGAAAAAGTACCTGACAAACTCGGGCGATTCCTTGTTCTTTGACAGTTCTGTATACAGTTCTGACTTGTGTCGTTTCATCTCGATAAAACTCTCTTGCTTCCCAAGGCAGTCCTTAGGAATCAAAATAGAAAATCGACGTTTCGATTTAGACTTTGCGACATCCATGAGCCTCTGGGCAATACACAACATACTGGCCACGTTTTCCTGATGAGGGCCTACGGAATATACGTAAGCGAAAAAGAACTGCAAGATTGTGGGAATACTCGCAACACGAATACCATTGGGCAGAGTATGATAGCTGTGACAAGCTGACGTTTCATAATACCGAATGGCCGACTTGCCATTTGAGTCCATGACAGTATGGCGGCGCGGCAGAATCTCCGTCTCCTCGTCAATGACTACCTCCTTGCCCTTTGTCAGACGTTCGATTGTATCCTTTTCTGCGAGCAACATGACCGGGTTTGTCCAATTCTTGTGGACGTGAATCTCGTACGCAGTGACACCTAGCAAGATCACAGACTCTTTCCTTAGTAGCGTTTCGACCTCTTTCCGCTGAGCTTCATCGATATCCGCGTGAACCCGCTTCGTTGTCTTAGGACACGTGCTGGGATAATGCTTATTGAGAAGTTGAAGACGACTATATACTTTCTCCCAACGGCTAACATCTCCACGAGGACGGGATAACTCGAGGTACATGGACATTCTCAGAAAGTTCGGGGGCACGTAGTGAATCTTGCCAATCGTCACTGCATCCGACCATAAATTATCAAAGATCTTCTCGTCGAGAAACGTGATATCCGCAACACCCGTGAAATCGGCAAAGACCTTAAATGTGCCCAGGTGTATTCCCGGTTTGACTTCGACGTTTTCCACTCCCGACTTGATCAACTGATTTGCGATGATAACCGAGTGCTCTTGAGGAGTCTTGCTGAAAAAATCATAGTCGGGAACGTCCGTCTTAGGATTGTAGAAACGTTCCTTGGGAGGAAGAAGATTGTTGATGGCGGTTCCACCATAACACATTACAGGGTGGTGCTTGATGAATGCCTCGACGATAGATAAGCTCTTTTTAATACCTGGATCGGAAGCCATAGCCTTATCGTTCTCAAGTTCGAGATCTTCTATGATTCCTGCGATGTCGTCCATTATAAAATGGAAGTTACTTTGTTTTAAATATTGAGAGCCAGCAAGAATGCCTCCTAAGAGATACAATCTTCGTAAGCGTGCAGATCCCGTAGTATGGGTTGACGACGACACTCTCAAGACCAAGCAAGAGGAGGATGACTCCGAGGACTCTGATTTCCAGGTAGAGGAGTCTGAGGAGGAGTCCGAAGACGAAGACGAAGACGAGGAGGAGTCGGAAGACGAGGAGGAGTTCCGTATTCCCAAGGGAGCCAAGGTATCCGTCAAGCTTCATATCCATACAATCCAGAAGGGTGGCCCTAGTCGTATTGACATCGAGCAAGAGGAATCCGACGAGGAGGAGTCAGAGGAGGAGTTCATCGACCACCTAATGTCCAAGTATGTTCCCCAGAGTCACCGCGGCCGCCGGCAGCGTCGCGAGAAGGACGAGGTCGAAAGTCCCGCCCTCAGTCTCAATGACGAGGAGGAGGAATACTACGAGGAACTGTCCAAGTCCAAGAAGCGTAAGTTGAATGATCAGATGAAGGGTCTCGCTAAGCTCGTCAAGGACGGTGAGATTCCGCACAAGTTCCGGGTTCTTGCTTTGCCGATCGCCGACCAGCTCAAGGCAACTGTCATTCGCAAGATCGATATCCTGAACGAGATGGATGCCGATGGCGGAGAGGTCCATAAGCTTCGGACCTGGGTAGATGGATTTCTCCGTATCCCGTTCGGAGAGATTGTTCCTCTACCTGTGAATTTCGAGAAGAGCAAGGATGACTGTTCGAAGTTCCTCTCCACCACAAAGGAGACGCTTGACAAGGCAGTCTACGGTATGGATGCTGCCAAGACACAGATCATGCAGATCGTGGCCCAGTGGATCGCTAATCCGTCGTCCGTGGGTAACGTGATTGCTCTCAAGGGTCCGATGGGTGTTGGTAAGACGAGCTTCGCCAAGCATGGTGTCGCCGAGGTTCTCAAGCGTCCGTTTGAGTTCTTCTCCTTGGGAGGTGCGTCCGATGCGTCGAACTTCGTGGGTCACTCGTACACCTACGAGGGGGCTACATGGGGCCGTATTGCTGACTGTATCATGACTGCGAGGTGTATGAACCCGGTCATCTACTTCGACGAGCTCGACAAGGTGTCAACTACGGCCCACGGCGAAGAGATCGTCTCCATGCTGATCCACCTCACGGATCGCACACAGAATAGTCAGTTTCACGACAGGTACTTTGCGGGCGTCGATTTCGACCTCTCGCAATGCCTGTTTGTCTTCTCGTTCAACGATGAGACGAAGATCCACCCAATCCTCAAGGATCGTATGCAGGTGATCAACTGTACTGGATACACAGCCGACGACAAGAAGGTTATCGTCCAGCAGTACGTATGGCCTCAGATCCTCGATCGTATCAAGATGGTGAACGACCTCAAGATCTCGGATGAAGCGATCAAGTATCTCATCTCTGAGTATTCGAATGAGGAGGAAGGTGTGCGCGTCCTAATCCGTGCCGTCGAGACACTGGTGACTCGTATCAACCTCCTGCGTATTGCCGATGAAAAGACGGCTAAGGGGTACAAGTTCTACATGCCCATCAAGTTGCCCATGACAATCTCACCCGATGATGCCAAGCACATTCTGGTAGATACGGGCAAGGTATTCAATGAATCGTGGCGTCAGCTCTATACTTGAAGCCACCCTAACTGAGCCGTGTCGAACGTCACAATAACAGGGTTATCGTCCATTGTAGATACGAAACATGTTGCGATCAGTCCCTTCATCGTAATACCCAAGCAATACTCGATCGTTTTTTGCCTGAACACAAACGGTGTCGAGACACGCTTCGGCTTGTATGTTTCATCAAGAATGACGAAACAGTGAAAATACTTGCGAGGCGTTGAGTATTCAACAAAGTGAACAAGAGTCCAGTACTCATTTCCGACCATCACTGGGCTTGCAGAACCGCGAAAATGCTTGAAGATCCACGGTGTCGTATACTTCGTGTGAATAACAATGTCTGAACCGTGAAACGTTCCGATCTCCATCGGATGCCAGCGATAGATCACATCATCCGACATGTCAATCGGAATCCAGTTCTTTTCACATTCCTGATTGGTAGGAGAGTTGACGACGACGCAATCCGAATACTCACCGTTCAGATCGTACTTACCGCGCACAATTCGGATCTTTTCGCTGAACTCAAAAGAGGCAGCGGTGAATGACATGTTCATTCTTGCGTTGCGATAAATACGAACGTCCTCCAGCCCCTTAATGAACGAATCGCGACGAGGCATTGTGACAGAAGCATCGTTCATACGTTTCACAACACCATTGATTGACACGGCATTCTGTGTACGCACGTTGTTGTCAGCCGAATACTTGCCATTTTTCATCATGTAACTCCCGTCCGTTTGGTTGATTGCGTAATTGACGAAACGAACATTGTGAACATTTCCACAGACTGAAACCGATGAGGGATGATAGTCGAATCCAAACAAATCGTGGATCACAGGATACGGACTTATATCTGCATTCAAGGAATCGATGTAGAAAGGCAGGTTGGTGTATACATTGTCGTTGTTCTGAGTACCGGTTAACAGATACTTCATGCTCACCTTCAGTCCATCAAGGATAGAACTCTGAACGTAAAACCTGACAATCGTCTCCTCGTAATCGAAGAGTCCATCATACACGTCCCTCTCGATGAACAGCGCATCTGTAGTGATGGGGATCTTCTTCCCAAGCTGAATGTAGTGCATGGCCTTATAACACTCTCCCTTGATACGCAGATACTTGCAAAGGTGATACAGTGCCTCTGACCGACTTGACCGAAACTCGTATGCCTTCTGAACCCAGTGTTCCGCGTCGGGTGTATTGTTCAGGGCCATGTACGTCTTTGCGATCATGTACATTGAATACCAGACTTCCTCGAACCACCCGCCCGAGTCAATGCGCTTCGTATACCACTTGATCGCATCAGTCCACTTTTCCATGCAGTGGTATGTCTGGGCAATATAGAACATGTAGCGCACATTCGTAGGATCTTCATCAAGTCCCTTCATCAGGAGCGCGAGATCGCGAGGGAACTTGTCGCTCTTACAACCACCATCGTTGTGATCATTGATGTAGCCGATCTTCTTATCGAGGAACTGTGTCTGACCATCCCAGTATTCGTGCGTGACGCCCCTACAAACCCAGTCGTAGTCCATACGAACAAGGCGAGTGTTTGGATATTCGAGGGTCCCGGCAACTTGAAGTAGTGTATAACCAACCTCGCCAAGAGCCTGGTCCTTGAGGGTCCCTGGAACAAACTCCATGTCGGCATCAAGCAGAAGGCCGTATGTATCCTTTATATCCCAACCCTTCGCGAGGCAGTATCCCTGGGCATTCTGAAAACTGAGGGTGCGATTATGACCAAAGTTCTCCCACGTATTCACCTCGAGACAGCCCTCGTGAGTATTCAAAAAATCAAGGGCAATATCGGTTGTGTTGTCCGACGACCCCGTATCGGTAATTACGTATGCGTCGACCACGCCCTCAACGGACTTCATACACCGTTCAATGATCTTCCCTTCGTTCTTGACCATGAGAATCAAGATGAGTCTGGGCATTCTGCGTCCGTATTGTCTTTCATCTATTCGCTCTGTCTAAGTAAATGAGCACAGAGTTCGTTAAGCAGACACTTCGCGAAAACCTTAGCCGTGTTCTCGTCCCCCACGTTGCTGATGGTCTCTGGTCTATCTACGACAACGCCAAGATCGCTGCGGAGAGGAATAAGCAGCCCGATCAGACTCTCACTACGTTTCAGAACCTCCTTACCCGTGTCCCTCAGTGGTCCGATGAGATTCTGAACAAGGAGGTTGATCGTATTGCAAAGGTCTCCAAATGTGATTACATCGACGATCTTATGCTCGGAGTGTTTGTTAGCTACATCCGTGCGTTTGCCTCTCTCCAGCAGGTCGATTCCGCTCACGTGGACATTCACTTTGAGCGTCCGTCCGTTGAGAAGTTCGTTCATTCATTCTACAAGGCAGGTGCTCGCGCATCGTGGTCGGCCGCGTATCTGTTCAAGACGATTGGTGTTTCGTCTGAGCAACAGGCTCGCAATCGCCGGGACATCGAGACTCTGCTCGGTACCTGCCTGAATGAGGTTATCGACAGTTTCATCCCGTGGAAGGATGTCAGCAAGGCGTATTTCCGTGCTCCCGTAACAGCCGCTGCCGCGCCGACGCCCGCCGCCGAGCCTGAGCCTCGTTCGGACACGCCTATGCCCGAGGCACCGAAACTGACCTTTGGACAGAACGAGGTCGTCGAGTTTGAGACAGACGATGAAGACGATGAGGAGGAAGAAAGACCGCGCATTGCTCTGGGCGAGGATGTGGATCTTGGACTCAGTGACGATGAGAAGGAGCCTGTTGAGACAGTGGCGCTCAATATCTAGTTCGTTCAAGACCCCTATCAAAAAAAGCAGAGGCGGAACAAAGAATGGATACACAGACTCTTGCAATGGTCGTCGGAGCTGTAATGATTGTGGCTGCCTTACTCTACGTTCTGGATCGCCGGTCCAAGAATGTAGCGGTTGATTACATGGATCTCGCCAAGCTGACCGTAGGAGCAGGTGCTATCACGGGCGGTGTGGTGTATTCAATTGGAACTGATGCGATCGAGCAGGTCGCCGAGACTGTGAGCGCATCTACACAGGAGATGTTTGTTGGAAAGCCGGAGTTCTAAATCCATGAAATATCGTAGATCCTTGTAAACCACCGCCGAGTGATCTTGCACTCTGGAAACTCGTGTCGAAGACTATCACCAACATCCACTATCGAAAGAATCTCAGGAACAACCACTGTATAGTATGTTTCGCCACTCCTGGCAGCACTCTGTGCGGACGCAACTACAGAATCTAAGAATACACTCATTGAACATAGGTGTCGCAGTTCAGAAGCAGTTGGCATTGTTTGAGTAGTTGGCCTTTCTTTTAGACCCCTGAACATTTCAAACCGGCACTTCTGAAGAGGTTGTGCTAGAAATCATAGAATCAATGTGTTCAATCTTGGAAAGGAGTTCTGCTTTTAGTTGTGATAGATGACGAGATGTTTGGATTTGATTATTACATCTAGCACACAACAAGCATAAGTCGCCTATTGTTTGTTCTTCCTTACGACATCTTGGCTTGATATGTCCCCATTGAAGTTTCAAATATGTCTTTTCTGTATAAACACCATCTATATAGTTCTCTTTTGGTTCATTCCAACAATAGATACCCCCTACATTTTTACCAAACGCACACGTCTGATTTTGTTTTGCCAGAAGAGTTGTTACGTACTCTGTACGAGCAGATTTTGTCATTGAAATATTCATTTGTCTAAGATGATTTGACAATGTTTTCTGTAGGCGTTCAACTTCAGTGTTAGGAAGGGAAGACCATTCATTTCTGTCACGAAAGTGAGGAGGTGTATGTGTAGACATCTTTTGTTTAGATGTTTTATATTGACTATTATATTCGTTTTACATGGTTTCAATTTTTTGCTCGCAAAGTGCCGGTTTGAAATGTTCAGCGGTCTAAATATCAATGAACAGTGCATCCCCGAGCTGTGCCGCCGAAGGCGTAGCGCGATACATCGTCAGCCGACCAATCTCCTTCTTCGGAGCGGCAGAATGACAATACCGAGCAATCGCCTTGTACAGATCGAAGCCGTGAAACCGATCATGGTTATCCATCTTCTTACGGAACTGAACAGATGTTCCATCCACCATAGTCATCCACTCTTTGAACACACTGTGTAGAGGGTGACTACTGGGTTCTGCCGGCCCTTCGGGAAACATATCCCAAAACACCGACGTAGCAAAGCGAACCAAATCGAATGAAGAGGATGCTCCAATATGAGGATACCTGTGGTTGTAAAACGGCTCCATGTTGTACTGACCACCCGCTTCCTCGTCTTCGTGAAACTGACTGCTCATGAACAGCTTGGGCTCCTTCATCCCGGTAATACGAATACTCATAATCGCACGATCAAAGTCAATGATCTTCATCAGGTATCCATACGTCGGTACTTTGTAGGCTTGTGTCCCGTGGCGATAAAAGAGGTATTCCTCATTGGTCTTGACATACATGACGTTATTACCGTGGAGATCATTGTGCGCAAATCCATAGTTCCTCTGGGCAAACGCGAGGGCAAATACGATTTGAGACACCCATGCTGCATGCTTGTGAGGTTCAGGATTTGCTTTGATTAATTCATAATATGTTCCCTCACACACTTCCATTACCGTTGTGATCACCGGAACGTCTGTAAAGGTAGCCCAGGCAAATGGCTCATCGTCTCCCTCCTCGTCCTCATCCTCCTCATCCTCGCACGCACACGAAACAATGTCGTAAACGTCGCTTGATTCCGACGTATCGTCACAGTCTTCTTCATTGGCCGCCGAGTCAACATCAATTTCTTCCAATTCCCCTGCAGAGGTTGGATCGGCTACGTAATCCGACGTTACATCTTCGACTTCACCAAGGTCCGCGTCGCCATCGAGTTCGATGTTGATACGCTGAGTACGAGTGTGACTAAACCCAGTCGGTTCGGTAGACCGAAGCTTCAGTTCAAACTTCTTTCCAATCGCATCGGCAAACCAGGGCTTTTCAGCGAGCTCTTCGTAATCATCTGAGATGTCGATCGTGTGCTTTCCAGCGATTCCTGTGAAGACTCCGTATACTCTAGGAAAGTGACAGCATCCCGACTCAGAGAGGGCAATCGATGTCATCGCGCCCACATATCCTGCCGTATGGGGGCTTTGGATACGTTCCTGCATATCGGTCGCCACTTCGGATCGATTGGGTAACCCGGTGGTCCCGTAGTCGCCTCTCATCGTCTTATAGGGACTGAGAATCATTGTGGTCTTGCGATGAACAGGGATGGTCTGACCATGAACCTTGACATGTGTCTCGTCAACAATAGAGTCCATGGCGTCTGCCAACTTGACACCGTATTCGTTCAAGTGAGCAAGATTGTCCGTCTTGAAGAGCTTCTCAAGGCTGGGGAAAAAGGGCTGCATCATCTTCATAGACCATGCCGATCCATCCAGTTTTGCCATTCGGTGTAATTTCAAAGAAATCGGGGTCGTTCGCAAGTCCTTTCCCATTATAAACTTGTCGGCGAGGAAAGACGAAAACTAAACGACACACTTAGTAATGAACTTCCAGCTTCGAAAATTTGACATTAACATGATCAAGGACAGAACCGAGATTGATTCCCGCAAGAGTCCTATGATCGTGGTCATCGGAAAGAAGGACACGGGCAAGTCCTTCTTGATTCGGGATATCCTGTACAATACCCAGTCGTGCTTTCCTGTCGGTACGGTTATCTCGGGAACAGAGGTTGCCAACGAGTTTTTCCAACACATGGTACCGTCAAAATTCATTCACGACAAGTATTCTCCTCAGATCGTCATGAACGTTATCAAACGACAGATGAATGTCAAACAGAACCGTAACAAAGATAAAAACGCAAAGGGCGGCACATCGAATATTGATCCACGTGCGTTTCTGATTCTGGACGATTGCCTATATGATGCGACATGGATCAAGGAAGAGTCGACTCGTTACGTATTCATGAACGGACGTCACATTGATATGATGACCATGATTACGATGCAGTATCCTCTGGGAATCACACCGAACCTACGAACCAACGTGGATTTTGTATTTGTTCTCCGCGAGAATATCCTAGGTAACCGTCGTAGAATTTACGAGAATTACGCAGGTATGTTTCCTACCTTCGAGATGTTTTGTGATTTCATGGACCAGTGTACGGAGAATTACGAATGCCTGGTCATCTGTAACAACGTAGCTTCCAACAAGCTAGAAGACCAAGTGTTTTGGTATAAGGCATCAGACCATCCTCCCTTCAAGCTCTGCGACTCTTCCCTTTGGGCCGATAACCGACCCTTCCACTCCGCGATGCTCGCCGCCGACGAGTATAACGCCGCAAACGTCCGAAAGAAGAACGCCCTGCCTTCCGTCTGGGTGAAGAAGGAGGGAGCCGGCCGCGAATAGCACCGCCATGTTCTCCCATCTCTTGTGAGTGCACCCTCGCCGCCGCCGCCTCCTTCTCCGCATCCGTCCTGGCCTCATCCCGCGCTCTCGCTTCCGCCGCCGCCGCCGCCGCCGCCGCCGTCGCCGCCGAATCATACACCAGCGACTTCTCTAGAAACTTCTTCCTCGCCGCCGCCGCCGCCTCCGGACCATGTATCCCTGCCGCATCCTCCGCCAACCTTCTTTGTGCCTCCCACGCCGCCGTCTGAGTGCGTAAAGCGTCTGTCATTCTTTTAAGACCCACCGAGCTGAGTTCTCGGTTCATTTTCAAAACAAAAAACGTTAAACCTAAGGGCTGTACTATACGGGGGGTTAATTCTCCATATCCCCACGTGGAAAATTCAGGACCATGTCTAGCGACGGTTTCGAGTACATCCCGTGATGGAGGGAGCGCAAGGTGATGTTCCATCACAACTTTGTTTTCTGGTATGACTGATCCAATGTAATTCATGATGTTGTCCCAACCAACAATAGGAATAAGCCCACCTTCGGGACAAACTCCCACTTGCGGATCATATACACCGACTTGTCCCGAAGGTTCCTTTGCAATCACAAAGTAATGCCCTGGTTTCCCATGTGCTTGTGCTACTAAGATCAGTGTCCCATAACCGGGCAACAGTTTGAGGCCCACATACTTTATTAAATTGAACAGGGACAACTCCTTTGATTCGATGTTGACATCGGTTTTACCTCCCGCGAATTTTATAAGACTAGACACTGTGTCCCTCCATTCATCCATGGACGACGGTGTGTTGTTAGATGATAAAAATTCTACTGCGTAGCGTGGTAAGAACCCTAAAAAATTAGCAACAGCTAACCCACAGTTTTTTGCTTCTACAGGCGCCTGAGTCGAGATCATTTTGAACGTTGTTACGTCTGACATAGTTATGTGTGTTTGAAAAAGGTTAGAAGATCTCAATGGTTCTATTACAGGATTCGACGACGCCATTTATACTTCGTCATATATTTACTCGCGAATCACACCTTCGGTCGGATGAACAGACTTCGAAGCATCCTCGAGCTGAGAGGCAGCGCGCTCGGCATCATTGAGCTTCTGACGACGAGCATTCTCCTCCTTCTGTGCCTTGATAGACTCCTCGCGCTGCTCGGCAAAGAACATCTCCTTATTGGACTCGTTTTCCTTGTACTTACGCATCAGCTCATTCAGTTCCTTCTCGGCATACTCAACCTCCGGCATCAGGTGTTCAGATGGATCCCACGGGAGCCACGCTCCCACCTTACCGATATACAGATTGTCCTTCGGGTAACGGCGCTGCAGAATCTTCGTAAACATCTGCGCCTCCTCGACCGTCGGAAAGCAACGACGAACCTTGACGCCGCGGACATTGGTGCGGAAATCCACCTCATTGTCGTAGGCCTCCTGAAGATCCTTCTCGCTCTTGAGAAGAAACACCTGATACTGCTCGTGGATGTCCGTCTTCTTGATGTCCTCCTTGCGAACCTTGGCAAACTCCTCGGCATCCTTCAGTACGTCATCGATCTTGAGTTCATACTTCTTCGAGATGAAGGCCATCAGACTCTCAAGTCCCTTGACCTTCCACTCCCAGTCCTGCCACTGAACAAACTTCTCGAACATGAACTGATTCTTGTCCTGAATCACCTTCTCAGGACTGATGAACGACACGATACAGTACTTCTGCGTCGGGATCTCAGGGTCCTCGTCGAGATAGTCGATAGGGCCAGACTCGTCAGTCTTGGGGAGAGCGGCGCGGGGCATTTACTTACACTGTCGTTTCCTTTGAAAGTCCTTTCTCCGCAGATTTATAAATGTACGACCTGTTCACAACCGCCTACCTGTTCTTTCTCCTCTGCCCGGGCCTGTTACTCACTCTGCCGCCGGGCGCGTCCATCCTGGTAGTCGCCGCCGTTCACTCGATCGTGTTCTTCCTCGTCATGCAATACCTGTCGCTGTATGTACCGTGGTATGCTATCTGGGGCGTTGGTATTGCGATGGTGAGTGCCAAGTTCTACTTCGGTATGTAAAAATTATCGTGTCCCAACAATAAACAAATGTCCGATTCAAAGCCGAAGCCTACGCCTGCACCTGGAGTTGACATGGGAGATCTGATGGTTCGCCTTGTGAAGTACCTTCTCGAGGGACTTGCGGTCGCGATTGCCGCCTTTGTCCTGCCCGGAAAGACACTGAAGGTTGCTGAGGTCGGTATGATTGCCCTGGTTGCGACTGCCACGTTCGCGATTCTGGATATCTACGCACCGAGTGTCGGAGCCTCTGCTCGCACGGGTGCTGGATTTGGAATTGGTGCGAACCTGGTTGGGTTCCCGCGGGTCTAAGAACTCTGCGTAGAGCCTAAAAACTTGAGAGCACTTCCGGCCGATAAAGCCAATGTACCCGCGATGATCCCAGCGTAGTTTTGCTGGGTGAGATGAGTAACACCAAGAGCAAAGCTACATACAGGACTTGCTGTAGACACGAGTGTGAATAACACCTCCTTCAGACTATGAGGGACGCAGAACGTGTTATAAAACGTCGCCGAACCGTAATGAACCGCATAGTTGACCGCCATGGCTCCAAGCGCATTACCCGTTACTTCCATTTACCACTTACCTGCCAAAGAAAGATAGCATGAACAACCAACCCGTTTTTTTAGTTCGTTACGGCGGTCGTTGGATCGAAATCCATCCGCGACCGTTTGAACCCGAGCGTCAGACCACTGACATCGCATGGCTTCAAATTAAAGAGGGACTGTCGCCGTATGACGCTTACCGGCGTTGGTTTGAGATAGCTCGCAGAATTTCTCGTGTCCTTCAACAATGATCGGGCGCACTATTTTGACTGTTCTCGCCTTCGGTGTACTGTGCTACCTTGTTTGGAGACTGTGGAAGCCTGTGCTGGCTCCCAAGCGCGAGGTTCCGAAGGGCAAAGCAAACTTGTATTTCTTCCATACGGACTGGTGTGGATTCTGCAAGAAGGCGGCGCCCGAGTGGAAGAAGCTTGAAGACTACCTGGGTGGAAACTCGACATTTGGAACTACAGTTGTTACACCCGTTTCGATTAATGCCGAAACGGATCGCGCGACATCTGAACTTTACGAAGTAACTGCATATCCGACAATTAAGCTTGAGACGTCTACCGGACTTTATGAGTATAAGCAGGCTGTGACCTATGATGGTTTACTCCAGTTTCTCCGCCAGTCGCTTGGTAATGAAGTGTAAAGTTTGTTCGAATCCCTGAGCAACCAATAACTCCTTGTCCGACATTGTGAGTATGGCCGTGACAGACACACTGTTATTTTCCAACCAGAGAACGTTTGGCGTTATGACCTGCTTGCGGGCACTCTGATAGAGAATGTCCATATAGGTTGAAATCTCCATAGTTGCGACTTCAGTGGGAAACATGGACCTAGGTTTCGTGCTGATATGAAGAACAAGTGTATCCTTGGGAACTAGAGTATGAAGATAGTGATTGTACACACCGCCATCGAGGTATACATTGTTGTATAGAACCTGTGGCTGAAAGATGAACGGCAAACAGCAAGAACACTTGATCGCATCCAAGATCGGAACGGAACCTGAAAAAAAGGTTGGCTTCCTCGTCGTCATGTTGGATGCGAGAATACGAACAGGCTGATTCAGGTCGGAGATCTTCTTGTTACGTATATCAATGCCATACTTGGTGAATAACCGAACAATTGTGTCTTCGAATGCGTCCATTGAAAACAGACCCTTCTTTACAGGAGCGTCCGTCAGGCACCGAAGACGGATAGGCGGCATGATCTTATCCATGTTCATAATCGGATCTTCAAACAACTTCCTGAGAGTCGCCGCATCGATACCAGACGCAATGGCAACCGCAATAACACTTCCAATCGAAACTCCGTAAATTCCATCGGGAAATTTCAGGTGTCCCTGCTGTTTCTCAATGGCCGTCAGTGCTCCCACTAAAAGTCCTCCTCTTGATCCTCCGCCTCCGAGGGCAATTGACTTGAACATTCTTATTACAAGGATACAATGCTGAAAGCCCGTGACGTATGGGAGGAGCAAGAAGAACGTCGTGAGCGCCGCATGATGGCGATGAGACCTGTTATGGCCCAGATGTATGGTCAGATCCGAAAGCAAGCTGTTCACTCACCGAATGCCCCCTACATTGTATTTGAAATTCCGAGTTATGTCTTCGGTTATCCACTATTCAATATCAACGAAGCTCGTGAATATCTGATGAAGACCTTGTCCGAAGGTGGATACTTAGCATGGGTGATTGATGATAAGTACATCCTCATTTCTTGGATCAAGGTCAACGGCAAAACAGCGGCTCATCGTCCGCCATTACTGACGAATTACCGCCCTCAGGTATACGATCCATCTACACTTGGGGCAATGCGTTAAGTATAATGACGTGGCGACAGGATCACATGATACCAGCACCTTACTTGGTCATTACTGGCATGACCTACTTACTACCAGCTTGGCTGGCATGGGAGTCAAGATTTTACTACTCTATGGCATCCTGCCTGGTTTTGTGCTTAACAACAATGTCATTTCATTGGTTCCGTTATCAATGGTTGTTTGAACTAGATGTCCTAGCGATTCTTAACTATACCATCTGCTCTCTCTATAATATCTATCATGCCGGTCTCCCCGCCGCTGGAATCTGGGCATTGTCGGTGGGTTATTCCTTGTATTCGTATTTCGTAGGCCAGCAGTTACATATTCTATCGTGGGATCCCGATTGGATGACGCAAATGTTCTTTCACGGGTTGATGCATATATCGACCGCATACAGTGCCTGGTACTGTTTCACTAAACGAGGTTCCGAAATCTAAGAAGTGTGTGTCACTATATAAATGAGTAGAAGTCCCTCCTCGGTTCCATCCGTTGAGGTCGCCGTTCCCATGCCTCCGCCTCCGAAACCTGTATATTTTCTACTCGCACATGGGGGTGTCCCATATGTGTCCGGCCCTACCAATTCTCATTTACCCGCAGATAGCGGCTGTACTCTTAAGTTTCCACATGACACTACACAAGAAACCGTTACCTTATGCTCACATCCCGCCTTTTTTGGGTTGGTATGTGAGAGAAATCGTCCGGCTGTGAGGGTTGGTCCAGGTGGTGTATATCATGATATTACTATTGGCTTTGAAGCGATTCCCGGTGTGCCCGTGGGCATCTATGATTGTTCCGGTAAACTTCTATATGGTCTCGATCGTGGAATTCCTGGGTTTGAGAGATCCTGTCGACTTCATGATGTAGTTGCCTATATGATTGGGAAACATGCTGAACGCATGGCAGAACATGGCCTGTCCCCAGAATTTGATCTGTGGGTTATGTCGTGTTCGATAGCAGTGGGTAAAAGTACGGTCGACCCGACAAATATGGTCTTTGGAGATCCTCTTGGCAATCAGGTCTTGGCGCGATCCGGAGACCCGGAAAAAAACTACGCAGCGGCGGCATCTATGCTTTTTGGACCCCATTTCAAAGACCTTCGAACAGAACACGTGAATGTTAAATACATACCGGCACCCGGAGGACCTGGAGGACCTGGAGGACTCCCAGGACCTGGAGAACCCTCGGGATCTGGAGGACCTAAAGGTCGTGGTCGCAGAACCTACAAGAAACGGAAAAATGGAAAGAAGCGTCGTCAAACGAAGAGACGCATATGAACTGCGAACATGAGGTCGCTATCGACGATGGTGAGCGAGTGTGCACGTGCTGTGGGACGATTCTGGGATCGGCTATTGACGAGGGCGCAGAATGGCGAGTTTACGCCAATACGGAAGACGACCCCTCAAGAACCGGGACGATCACGAGCGAACTCCTTCCTGATTCATCCTATGGTTCAATGATGATGCGGCGTCGTGGTGGCAATCAGTCAGAGGAAGGTAAGACGATTGCCAAGTTGTCTGCGTGGTCCTTCTCGAGCCATGGCGAGCGATCTTGGATGGGTATCTTTGATGCAATTCAGCAGTCCTGTTCTCGAGCTGGACTTCCAAAGGCAATCATTCTAGATGGATGTGCTCTCTTCAAGAGGGTCGAGGATTCACAGAAGACACGCGGAGAGACGCGGAGAGCCCTGATGGCAGCCTGTATCTTCACATCCTGCCGACAGCACGACGCAACACGAACTCACGAGGAAGTTGCAGCCTTATTCCTCGTGAGCATCCGAGCTCTGTGCAAGGCTCTCATGCGGTTTGATGGCGAAGGGTCAAACGTACTTAATACTCAGCTCGGTATTGCCGAGCGTATGTGCGTAGATCTCCGGATGACAGATGACGAACGCGACCGTGTTGTGGCGTATTTACAAACATTGACTGAAATGGAACACACTCCGAAGACAATTGTTGCAGGTGTTGTTTCATTGATTCTCGGAGGCCAGATCCCTCGCGTATCCGAGGCTTCGGGTGTCTCTACTGTTTCAATTCGCAAGATTGTGGATAAGCTCAAGTCATCGACGGGAAGTAAGTGATCATGTACGTATACGTCACATTGGAGGATGCAGTATTGCGTAAGACGATATTACTGGTCGAAGCCGTAATGGTTGAGTAGGCAACGTTCGAAGCTACGTTAGAGACAATTCCCATGGAAGCCGACAGGCAGATGACAGTACCTCCCCAGAAATTCACATATCCACTGACATCTCGGGCATAAATATACACGAGCCCGTTTTTCCATGTCCCAATTACTGCAGAAGTTCCAGTTGCCAATGAAACGGTGACACCTCTCGATGAAAAAATTCCACCCGTCACGCCCAAAGTAGCTGTTCCCTGTGGATTTGCCGGTGTAGTATCTAGGGTCATCAACACGTTACATGTGGTTAAGGTGGTCATGTCGTGAGTAAACCTGAGGACGCCATAACCATCCGTCACCTGCATGTCACCGTTCACGTTCAGTGTGTAATCGAGAGGATTGGTATTGATTCCAAGACCACCGTTCTGGTCTGTTCCGATGCGTGCGTAACCATTGACATCCAATGTGTAGTAAGGCGCCGCTGTATTAATGCCCACTGCGTTACACGAATAGTTATACGGTGCTCCTGAAACGGGATCAGTCACGCGCACGAGGTAACCATTTTTTACTCCGCTAATCAAGATACCATTTTCCGTTACAACTCCGTCGATCACAGACGTGGCTCCATTTCCAATCAAAAGTGTATTGGAAACGACGCCAGTGGGCGCGATGTTTTGCCCAATGAAGATGTTCGAGGTACCCGAAGCCGACCCCGTATTTGTACCCATGTAGATATTGCCCGAACCTGAAGCAATTGTATTGACTCCAATCGCAATCGTGTTACAGCTGTTCACAGATCCCAGCCCTGCACCAAATCCAATAAAAATAGAATTTGATGAGTTCGAACTACCCGCTCCTGCATTCATGCCGAGTGCGGTAACGTTTGAATTGCTCAATATGTTGGAGAACGGATTGCCTGCATTAGTTCCGACATACACGTTACCCGCCGCATCGCCAATTGATGCCGTAAGTGCTAAGATCACATTTGCAGAGACCGTGTCAATATTCACCAACTCGAGCCGACTTGAGTAGATATTACTGACTGTGTCATACACATAGGTTGGTCTGAATACATTAGACAGAAGATTCTGACTCATTATCTATTATCAAGACTTTCTATAGTTTAAGTGTATCTCGCGGTATAGTAAATAATGTCCCTCTTCCCCATTAAGACTTCGGAGCAGCACCTCTACAAGATGTATAAGCAGCACGTTGCGGTTTTCTGGACGCCGGAGGAGATTGACTTTACCAAGGACCATGCTGACTGGGAAAAGCTGACGGATGAAGAGCGATACTTTATCACTCAGATACTGGCATTCTTTTCTGGATCGGACTCAACCGTGATGGAGAATCTGGCGACTCGTTTTCAGCGCGATGTGGACTCGCAGGTGGTCAAGCTTTTCTACTCGTTTCAGAACGCGATGGAAGGTATTCACTCGGAGACCTATTCCCTTCTGATTGATACCTATGTCAAGGACCAGGATGAGAAGGCAAAGCTGTTTAATGCGATTGATCAGATTCCCTGCATTGGGCACAAGGCCCAGTGGGCTCAGAAGTGGATCTACTCGTCAGAGGACTTTCAGACTCGCCTGATTGGATTTGCATGCGTCGAGGGAATCTTCTTCTCGGGCGCATTCTGTGCGATCTACTGGTTGAAGAAGCGCGGCCTGATGCCTGGACTGATGTTTTCCAATGAGCTCATCTCTCGCGACGAGGGACTCCATACACAGTTTGCAGTTGCGCTGTATCATACATTGGACTCGCGACCAAATACACTTGTTCACACAATCATTAGTGAGGCCGTAGAGCTGGAGAAGGAGTTCATTCTCAATTCGTTACCGTGCTCATTGATTGGTATGAACTCTAAGATGATGAGTCAGTACATCGAATTTGTTGCGGATCGGTTGGCGGTCCAGTTGGGCACGCCGAAGATCTTTGGAACTGCGAATCCGTTTGATTTTATGGATCTGATTTCGCTTGAAGGAAAGACGAACTTCTTCGAGAAGAAGGTTTCCGAGTATTCTCGCGTGATGTCATCGGATGCTCTCCGGTTGGACGAGGAGTTTTAGCTTTACTTCTTGGTCGAGCTTGTGGCCGTCGTGGGGGAGGGGGTCGGAGTCGGCGTCGGCGGTGTAATCGGGTCGGCATGCTCGCGGCTTCCAACAAGAACATACCATGCTGCCGCGACGACGAGGAGGAGGAGGAGCCACTTAGGAACCTTAGGCATACGCATTTATTTACCGCACAGATTTAATCCTCAAACACATCCACACTTGGGTGGTGTAGCATTCTCATCGGTAATCTTGCAAAATTTACCTTTGGGACACGGTCTGCCGCACGTACATGACACTCCAAAGTGTTCGCGTCCAACCCACAGTAGCCCCACAACAAACACGAGAACTAACATCCATAGAGTTCGTCTCGGCATTGTTAGTAGAGGATAACATTTCCGGCGGGTGTCACAACCTTCTCATCTCCCTCCGCTGACGGCTTCTGCGGGAGGCTGAAGAACTCCCGGCCGAAGACGAGCGAGTAAACAAGACCAAACACAAAGAGGACGACGATGAGCATTAACGCATACTTGCCAAACAGCCAGAGGAAGTTCGTGTAGCTCTTCGCGTTCTTCGCCGCAAAGACGGCAGTTCCAATTTCAAGCGCACTCAGTAAATCACCGCCTCTCTGTTTCTTGGGCATTTATGAATACATCTAGAAAGAATTACTTAGGTAGACGGTTCGCAAGAAAGGTATGAATCAAGACGCGGCTACGGCGATTGGTGTTTGGTTGCTTGTCATGGGAGTCGCTACAGGATGTTGTATATGGAACATCATGGAACGGCGCAGAGAGGCTCGGCGTCTCGTGGTAGAAGACTTTGCGTAGAACTCTCTCCTACCTTTTCGTGTCCGTGTATAAATGGAGTTTCTTCACGCCGCAATCGCAATGCTCGCGTCCATGGTCCTTGTGCTTGCGGGCATGGTCGGGTACCTGTATTGGCAGCAGACACGCATGTTCCAGAACATGAACTCAATCGCGCTGGTCATCGGGGATCTTGCGCAGTCGTTCACCGCGTCTCGCGCCACACTGTCGGTGGCCTCTCTGCCCACACCTGCTCCCGCTCCCGAGCCTGAGGCGGAAGATGAGGACGACCGCGCCTCTGTGGAGAAGACGCCCGACGTGGTGACGGGACCTCCTGAGACGCTGGACACGGACACTCTTCCGGACAAGACGAAGAAGGAGCTCCAGGACATCCTTACGAAGCGCGGCCTTCCGTTCAGCAAGAGTGATGGAAAGAGTGCCCTTATTTCTTTACTGAAGGCAACGGCGTAGGAAAACGAAATTTCACATAGCAAGCAAATAAGAATCATGCTGACAATCAATGGCTACAAAATCGCAAAAGGTAGCAATGACCTACTCATCAAGAAGTCCCTCACCGTCAAGCCCTTCTCGATCATCAATCCCCATGCCGTCCCCAGATATGGGGTCTATCATGAGGATAAGACCCACCTCTATCTCCCCAAACACTTTGGATTGGAGAAATACGGACCTGTACCTTCGGCTCGAGATGTTGAGCAAACTCCAGCAGAGTTTTGGACATTTACCGGATCACTTCGTCCTCCGCAGATCCCGGTCGTCGAGTCTTTCCTCAAACCCGAGCCACACGACGGGATCATATCGCTTCACACCGGAGGAGGAAAGACCGTTTGCGCACTGTATATCGCGTCGAACCTCCGTGTGCCTACGCTCGTTGTTGTCCATAACACCTTCCTCCGAGACCAGTGGGAGGACCGGATCCGTGCCTTCCTCCCCAAAGCACGAATCGGACGAGTACAGGCGGATGTTTGCGATGTCGCCGATCGAGATGTTGTAATCGTCATGCTCCAGACACTTTCTATGAAGGAACTTAATATAGATGTATTCAAGCCGATTGGTCTCGTCATCGTGGATGAGTGTCATCATATCGCTTCAGAGGTGTTTGTGCAGGCGCTACCCAAAGTCACCTCGAAACACATGTTAGGCTTGTCTGCGACACCCGATCGCAAGGATAAGCTAATGTATGTGATCAACTGGTTTCTTGGTCCGATGCTGTACAAGTCAGACACGGGTGATTCAGTGGACGTCAACGTCAATGTGGAAGTCTTTGAGTATCAGAATGATGATCCAGTGTTCAATGAAATCGTCCTGAGTTCGGCAGGGTATGTCTCAGTCCCGATTATGGTAAACAAGTTGGCAGAGTGTACTGATCGTACAAAGTGGCTCTGCAGTATCATCTCTGATATATGCGAAGACGGACGCCAGATTCTCGTTCTATCCGATCGAGTCCAGCATTGCAAGGATATTCTTGCCGGGCTTCCTGGTGCGTCGGCATGTATTCTATCGCAGGATGTCAAGGCAAGCCAGCGGGCAGAGTTCTGTGCCTCCAAGCAGATTCTCATTGCTACATACTCGATGTGTAAAGAGGGATTTGACGTCCCGACTTTAAATACACTGGTTATGGCAACCCCTAGGCCAGACATTGATCAGATCGTAGGTCGTATTATGCGGGTCGAAAAGTCCACGAGAAAGGTTCATCCTCTCATCGTGGACATTGTGGATCCTCAGTTTCGGCGCCAATTTGGTGCTCGAAACACACTCTACAAGAAGCGGAAGTACAAGGTCTCTAAGATGGCTCTTCCAGGATCTAAGCCTTCTTCGCCGTCGGAATCGTCACAGTCTGTTTGGGGCTCGGAATTCTAGGAGGTAGACTGAGTGGACTCGGGGCACCACCCAGTTCATGCTGAGAATCCACAAAGATCTCAATCTTATTGAGTCCGTTCGTTTCATCGGGCTTGGAGATGTCCATGTACTTCGCCATCTGCTGGTTGAAATCCTTAGCGATCGAACCAGGAATGAGGGGGCTCAGTTCGGCCAAACGGTCGTACTGATCTTTTACATACTTCAAGAAGTCGCCGGGTTGCATACGTTCCTCGCGAGGAAGACGCATCTCGACGTTGATGAAGCGATAGAGCTTAGCATAGTGAATGGCCGACATGCGATGACCCTCCGAACGCTTGGCCCAGCCAAAGTACGTTCCGGTCGTGTTCAGAATACCCACGACGAGGGACCCAACACCCAGCGATGTTGCGGCCATCTGGTGATCGGAAAACAAACTAGACGATCCCGCGTTCAGAAACGCAATGACACCCGAACCAATAATCACAGGTAGGTCAATATATGTCTTACGACGAGTGAATACACTTTCGGCACGCTTGTGCATGATCGCAAGACCGTTAGCTTTTTCACCTGTCTGGGCAAAGTACTCTTCTAAAATAACAGTCCAACTAACAGTGCCGATGGCATCTGTGGAATCTCCCATGTTTGATTTTAAACGCAGAATATCTATAAGGAGAGTAATGAACTTCGACTACCGCGGAACTCTTGTCACCAAGAGTCAACCTGTTGCGACTCTTCGTAAGGTTACAAAAATACTGACAATTGATTCTAACGATCGTGACACTGGATTATTCGTCAAGGTCAATGGAGGTGCCACTTCATCTGATGCCGGTGACTATGTTGTCTATCTTCCCCGCGTGTATGAGCGCGTGACAAAGATTTCGTTAGTGTCTGCGATCGTCCAGGCACCTGTCATCCTGTCTACATCTGCAACAACGATTGGATTTCAGCCTACCGATACGTATATCATGCTTGGACTGGAGGGATTGAACCGCAAGGATGAGACTGCTCCGGGTGCCGATAAGTCTGGCTATGTAGATTCATGGTTCGCAAAGCTTGCCAATGACTTCGGTGTAGCCCAGTCCGGATCAACTGTTGCATCTGCATCATCGAGCGGTACAGTCACAACCTACACTACCACCCTCTCACATGGTCTTTATGTAGGTCAGACAGTGTGTATCACAGGAACGAGCAGTGCTCTCCACAATGTGGCCTTTGTTCAGATCGCGTCAGTTCCTTCAGTGACAACGTTCACAGTGAGCAACACGGTCGCAAACGGCACAACGTCTTCAGGTGGAACTGTATTCATTCCGGGCACGCTGTATTACAACAATCACACATACGATGATCAGGTTGTCGAATATTCTCCTCCGATTAGCCGTATTCAGCGGCTCCACGTCACTCTGCGCCGTCATCTCCCGCTTGCGAGTGTTGGTACCACGACTCCTCTCGGAGCACCGATTGTGTTCGGAGCCTCCCAGAACAGTTTCACATTTGAGATTGAGTATCTCGATAACGGATTTGATGACTTCTCCTCTATGCAGACGCGTCTTGGCCCTAGCGACCGCGCATAGCCTTTCCTAAGCTGACAAATGTATCAAACGTAAACAGGAAAAAAACACCCGTCGTAATGTACAGGAGCATATCCTGTGTTGCTGCCGGTTCATATCCTGTCTTGTTCTGTTCAACCAATCGAAGAATACGATCTAACTTGAATCATCCCCGCCACCTGCGGATGCACCGGCCATTGTGAAGCTCTCGCGGACCATTGCTCGCTGAACAGGAATGGACGGGTCGAGCGGTGCCTGAGGGAGCGGCGGAGGTGTCGCATTGAACGACTGCGTAGCGGGATTAGTATCCAAGGGAAGCGAACTAGTGATAGATGCAGCCAACATAGAATTCTTATCCTTGGTAGCCGAAGGCGGTGTCTTAGGGGAAGGATCGCTAGCTTGACTGACTGTAATGGGCACCCGTTGACCGAATGGGGTCCCATATGCGTCTTCTAAGCTAGAGTAGTTCATTGTAAGAACGGTAGAAAAATATGATAGAAACTATAAATGAACATCAAGCCTGAGTGGATTGTAATTGCTCTTCTCGTTGTCTTTATTCTCTATTGCAGCAGGGAACACTTTGGAGTCCCTCCTGGTCCGCCGGAGCCGACGTGTTCGTGTCCAGCCGGCTTTACGTATGACAAACCCACTAACAAGTGTACAACTTCCGGAAGCACGACGGGGGCTCCGCCTCAGCCATCATGCACGTGCCCGTCGGGATTTGCATATGACCAGGTTGCCAACAAGTGTAAACCTGTGCCCATGGGTCAGGGAACCGGATCAGCCCCTCGCACGGCGCCTCCTCCGGCTGCAACGTCCGGATCGCTCAGTAGCAGTGCCCCCGTTTCGGCGACCGTTGGCCCCGTGACGAGCTCGGCGCCCATTACGACACCTGTTGCGACCATGCCGGCTGTCACGCCGAATAGGGGCCCTTCCACGGCTCCGGCTACATCAACATCGTCTACCCCCGCCCCTCTCTAAAATCTCCAAGTAGAACAATGTTAGAGTACGCAGAAGTGTTGAATCAGAACAAGTTCTTCATTGGAATCATGATGATTCTGCTGAACATCGGATCTCGTCATCTGCTTGACGAATTCAGTGACGACCCGAAGGAGTATTCACGGAATGTCATGTTGCGTCGCGTTGCTATTTTTGCCGTGTGTTTTATTGCTACTCGCGATGTAGTGACATCTACAATCCTGACAGCAGGTTATGTCATCTTGGCAACAGGTGTATCCCGTAAGCGTCCTCTCGAAGGAATGGCAAATAAGGAGACGAAGGTTGAGAACCCTGCCTGGGATTCCCAGGCGCCTGTACTCTTTTAGACCGACGGACATTTCACACCTCAAATGCCGATTTTATATAGCTTCATTGAATTTTATCGTAGCATAGGGTGTATTTTTATTACGAACGTAATTATTTGGCATATGATATATTTTACATTCTTCAATTAATTTATTATTTACAATTGGAATCAAAGTATTTTTATAATAAACTGTATTGATTCCGTGCAAACCGATAGCACTTTGTTCTCTTATACCATAACCTGAAATATTATTAATGTTATAATATTTACTATCCACAAAGTTATTAAATTCAGTTTTATTATAAATCCAAAAAGCACAATATGGATTTTTATTATTTACACAATATTTTTTTTCATTTAAATCAATAAAAGTATCAAATATTTCCCCATATAAATCTGTTATATATTCAATACCATCCTCAACTTCAATTCTTACAAATCCCAAATTATAATTCATTTCTAATAAAATTTGGTTATATTCTAACCAATATTGTATTGCTTTATATGGAACTAAAATGTCATCTTCTATATACATAAATATATCATATTCATTTCTTTGTTGTTGTAATAGTTCTCTACATTTCCAGGTTAAATAAAAAGGGTGAATATTTGACAAATCATGATAAATTATTTTAATACATCCATTAGTGTAATTATTAAACACCCCTTCTTGTAAATCTATATTATTTGTATGAATAAAAATATCTGTTGTATATTCATATTTATTCGTTTCATCAATAATATTATTGATATAAACAATTCTATCAATTAAAAAATAAAAAGAAATATGTTTTGTAATTTTCATATGTATTTTATATTTAAAACGCTAAATATATTCGGCATTTGAAATGTAAAAAGGTGTAAATGGGAAAACATCACACCGAAGTATCGTTTAAGTTTTTTGGTCGCAAAGTGCCCGTCGGTCTAAAGTTTAATCACAACACTATTCTTCCCTGTAGATCCAGCGTTCTTCTTCGGTCCACTTCCACGAAGGGCTGACGCAGGAACTGCCGGTGGCGGACCATTGCCAGACGGAACCACGACGCTCTCCTTGATATTCTTCAGGAGATCATCGATGTTCACGGTAGGAGCCCGAACTTCCTGAACGGGAGCAGACACGACCTTTGCGCGAGCACCAATCTTCACCTGCTTATCGGCCGGGGGTGGTTTGGGAATCGCACTAGGCGGCGGAGCAGGAGGCATTCCAGACTGCATGAAGCTCATCAGACCCGAGAGTGGATTGGTGGCCTGTGGAGGAGGAGGCACAGTGGCCGTCGTACGAGACTGGTTCTGCATGGCCGCCGCCGCAAGAGAACGGGCAATGTCCGGATTCTGACGCATGATCTCATCGATGTTCGGGATCGGTGCCTTGCGAGTCATCTGGTTTGTCAGGTGGACCATGTATACCATCATACATACTCGCATTGGGATCTTGACCAGCGGGTGCATCTTCATGTTCTCACCATACAGATCGTAGAGCTCCTCGAAATCATCCTCCAGATCCACAACATTCATCTGAGCCGCTTCCGAAAGACCGTCCAGCTGAAGTCCGAACATCTTGAGAGCCGACACATGTTTGGATCCATACTCCAGACCGCTCATGCCTGTAACGAACCACTCGGAGAACTGCTTGATGGTCGCATCCATACTCTTCTCCCGCTTGATGAACTCGAGTTCCATCTTCATCTCCTCAATCGCCGAGTCCATGGTGAACCGCTTCCGCAGGGGAACGCCCATCTTTCCAAGACGCTCGAACTTGCGGAGAATCTCGTACTTCTCCTTCATAACTGCCTCATCGGACATGTGACGGACCTGCTTGGGTGCGGGAGTATATGTCTCCGCATTGAAATTCTCCATCCCGTTCATCTGAACAGGACCCGTGGTCTCAATGCTCGGCACCAGCTGAGGTCCGGGCGGAGGGGCAGGTGCTACATCATCGAACGAGATTGTGGGCAGGTCGACCGTCTCCAGATTGGCCATTCCTCCGATCTTAGGGTTAATCAATAGATCAATGTCCGAGACGCTTGACATTCTTACTACTTCTCTTGGACGTGGTTCTTAAAGTTGAAACGCGACAATTTTTATAAAATTATGCAGAAAGTAAATGAGAGGCGGTAAGGATGGAAACACTGTGGGAAATTCCAATTTGACCGAAGTAATGAAAGAACCCCGCGACCCAGCTCTTGTTGATCCTAATGACCAGGGTGCTGAACCGGTAGCGATTGAAGAACAGTCTCTCAGGTCACGCCAGCAACATCTCATTGCCAGCATACTTCGGGAGTATGGCGGCGACGAAGGTGAGAGAACGGCTGAAGAATTTGATATAGATGGCAACGTCGGTCGAGACATTGTAGATTTCCTTAGAGACATCATTAAGGAGATGCCAGCAGACTTCGATCCCACGCCACTATCGATGGAAGAATGGGAGGATATGAAATCCAAGATACTAGACAAGAGTTTCAGGTTAGACGGAGAAGAAGGCGGAAGACGTCGCCGTCGTGGACGCACTCGCAAGATGCGTCGTCGTGTCCGCCGCACTCGCAGACACAGTCGCCGCTAAATCTTCTCATGTTCTAATACCCAAAGACCTTGTAAGAATGAATCCGCAAGATCGTCCTTTTTGGGGTGCTTTGAGAAGTGTGCCTGATTCTCAGCGGGTACGAGAGCAAGAGCATGAGCAATGCCTGTCTTTTTGCGTCCTTTATAGCTTGCAGTTGAATCTTCCACTGTCACAATGTTCGACAGTTTGTGGGTCGCCGAAACCCCAACACATCGTAAGTTCCGACACGCAAAGTACATCTGGATCATTGCTTGGACGCCAAACATCCGTCGGTCCATCTGATTCTCAACGCAAACAACCCTTGCCCCGGACCAAGACGCTTGTCGCTGGTCAAGACTACGAATAATTGAAGGAGCGAGATCCAACACAGACCCACTTGCTGCAGACGATACACACTTCTTCCATGTGTTCTGCTTCAGATGGTTATACAGCAACTTGACCAGTTCGGTCTTCTTCGTAGCATTCGAAACCAATCCTGATTTTGTCATCTCCTCGTGAAGTTGAACGGGTGTAAGCTTATTCAAGGCCGTCTTTGTAGGTGCCTTTGACTTCTTCGGAACGTGCTTGCGACATGCAAACGTTCCATTTGAAGCATGTTCATAGGACGCTGCAGTTTCACACTTGTGACACCGCACTGCTCCCACACCTGATCTCTCTCCAAGAACATCGATGATATTCCAATCAGTGATCTTGACATCGGATCGATTCGTACCTTCAAGTACACAATACGCTAGGTTGCGTAGGCCTACATCAAACGACACAACCTTCATTGTATCGTATATGCGATACAATGAAAGTGTGTTTACCGATACCGGGAGTCGAACCCGGGCCAAGTGGGTGAAAACCACCTATCCTAAACCGCTAGACCATATCGGTATTTACGAGCTGTGGGATTCGAACCCACGCGGCTTTCGCCAGCAGATCTTAAGCCTGCCTCCTTAACCACTCGGACAAACTCGTACAGGGTTTCCGTCGTGATCTAACTGAACCATGGTGCCATCCTCTTCAACGCCGTAGATGAACCATCCATGGTCAATAAGATTGCCTCGGAATTGATAGACTGTCATGACTAATTGTTTGGTACGTTCGAAGCTCGGGAACTCGCCGCGAACTTCCCACTTTGTTTGATCTTTCTCTGCTATATGTCTGTAGACTACTGAGTAGTGTTTCATTTGGTATATCTACCTGGTTGTGTGAAAATACCGCATACGGGGGTCGAACCCGTGACTACAGAGTTAAAAGCTCTATGCTCTACCGACTGAGCTAATACGGTGATGCGACACGTGGGAATCGGACCCACGACTACGGCTTCATAAGAGCCGTGCTCTACCAACTGAGCTAGTGTCGCTGGTACGCCATGTGGGGATTGAACCCACGACTGCCCGCTTAGAAGGCGAGCGCTCTATCCACTGAGCTAATGGCGCATAAAATGGATTTATTTTAAGTTCATGTTAAGAAATACACACCATAATGGATCGCATCTTCCACACTCCGGTGGGAGAGCCTACTTACCTCGACACACTTCCCGTAGACGTCATCCGCCACCACCTCATGCCATTCCTCGACTGGGAGGACCGCATTCACGTCAACAGGTTGACACCACCTGCAGACCGCACACTTCCGAACAAGATTCCGAAGGACCGCATCATCGCACACCAGATGTACATCTCTTCACGCGACATGTACTCGAAATTGCGAAGAGCATATGGTTATCGCGGAAGCATGAAGAAGACCATTGCGGCAAAGCTTAACTTCTTGCGGTACGTCCTCAAGGACCACAACATCTTCATTGCCAGATACTCGTTGACTTTCCGAGAGCAGCTACACCAGAAACTTGTGGAATTTTCAGACCCGGAAGTAATCCGGCGAATTCGCTTAATCGCACAACGCACTGAACTCAATAGTCTCGTGTCGTCCTTGATGGACAAGTTAGCGGAACTCCCGTTCTCACACTACATCCAATCGGAGCCGTGGCTTACCGTGGCTGTCACTCAGAATGAGGCTTCTTTGTTCTCGCGCGAGATCTACACCGTCTGGGTGTGAACATCTGTATTCAAAATCATACGAACCGTGTCCATAATAACAGTACGAACCTCCGACTTTTCCATGTCGGACGTGTGGTAGAGAACGGAAGGGCCGATGACTGGCGTAATCTGAAAGCTGTCGGCCGGCTCGAGGTCATGACGAAGAGACTCGATCAGATTCGCAATATAGTTCTCGGCATTGTAGCGAGACAGCCAAAAGCGGTACGTCGTGCGAAACTTACTGGGACGGTAGAAGACCTCGTACATCTCAGAGGGCATCCCCGGACAACGACAGAAACGAATGACGTCGTCCTTTGGATGACTCTCGTCCCTGTTGAAGAGATGAATGCTGAACAGCTGCATTTCTCTCTTCTAGTGGCTAGTCTTTAAATACCCCTGTCATCGTTATCAAACATGTCCACGTCAACGTGATCACGCCCTTCGTTATTCGGGGCATTCATGTAGTCGCCGTAGTTTCCATCTTCAACACGGTCCTCTCCTACAGGAAGCTCACCTTGTTCCTCAAAGTCAACGGGGAGCCCCACACCAATTTCTGTGTCAGCCTGTTCCTCGGCAATCAGTTTACGATCCTTATCTGTAATGAGCGTAGGTGCCAGACCACGGTCGATGAGTTCCTTAGTAATCGCACGCTCATCGTCCTTCATCTCTCGTAGCAAGTCGGTCAACCGAATACGCTCCTTCGCACGAAGTGTATTGGAAACAGTTTTGGCTTCCTTGACATTTGCAAGTAACAAAACCAGGGTGGTATCATTTTTCAGAGCGTTCTGAAATGCGGTCTTCCTCTGCGGAGTCTTGCTGATTTCCTTGATCATTTCGTACACATATCCTTTCGTGATATCGCGCAAGTCATCGTCTTTTTGCATTGTATCCAGATTGGCAGTGGGGTTAGGAATGGCAAATAACGTAGATAACCGATTCGCGATCATGACGTTCGTCCGCCAGTTTTCAGTCGCACCTTCCTTCATCAACTTCAGACGGGCGACAACTTCCCTGTCTTTGACATCCAGAGTGACCGGCGTTACACGTTGAGACTCGGCCCTCTCAATCAACTTGCGTTTACTCTCCTCCCGTACGAACTGGTCAATACCGGGCCTTAGCGGTACGTCGGCCTGCTTGATTCGTGCCTCTCTCGGTGATCCCCAGTAGATACGGAATGACGGACAATCCGGAGGACGTGTGATACGACCAAACTCTTCCTTGGATGGCATGGCAATATCGCCAGGAATCATGGTAATTGGCTTCATTGGTTGCTCAGTTGGTGCTTCGGCCTTGGCCATTGCTAACGAACGACGTAGCGGTTCAGAGCCCTTGAGGATCGCGGCAATGCTTCCAACGGTTAATGTCCTCACCTTCTTTGGATTGTTGAGAACCAGTCTCATTACAGAAGCCGATGAACCCTTGAACGATGTGGGATAGGCTTCAAGTGTCTTGCTCAGGACCAGAATCATACTGTCTACGATCGTGTATCCATCTGACTCCGACTTGTCGCGCGGATATCCGGAAAGAGTCAGAGGCTTGGAACCAAATGACCTACGAGGAATCAGCGGCGGGCGATGAGACTGCATCAGCAACACCATTTGAACAATCCCTGCTATACCTCCTGCATCCTTCAGCTGTGAAGCAAGCCGCCGACCAATCTCAAGAATCGGGAGAAGTATACTCATGTCAGGCATCACGTGTAACAAGCTGATCAACATAAAGAAGACTTCATCCGATGCCTTGGTCGTGTCGAATGCGGTCTTAATCGACGCAAGGCTTTTTACCTGATCGGCGATTCCATGTCCGTGGAACTGACTCGTTGGTAGCGCATCTGCATGTCGGATAAGACGACCATCATCCGTGAATTCTTCCTGATCCTGTAAGACATCGGAATTGATCTGTTCGCCACACGATCTGCATACACGGAATCCGTCCACCTTAGCTGTCCACGTATCGTAAAACAAACGACGATCGGCCGCAAGGTCTCCACTTAAAATAGCCAGGGTGTGTTGGCACACCACGAATGCGCCGTTCTTGTCCACATACGTCTTCTTATCAAAAATCGTCTCGCGAATAATGTCGGTAATGTCTCTGAGCTTATCATCTGCGAATCGGTTCTTGTCCTCTAAGATTGCGACTACATCCTTGCGTTGCTGGGGAACTTCGCGTCCGGGTGTGAGTGGTACCTTAGCGTCCCTGATCGGTTTCTCCTTGACGTCATATGACTTCGTCAAGGCACGTAGGTAGGTTTCGAGAATCTCGTTGGATGTCCCTTCCTTCCACTGCAGGCGGTTTTTGAATCCATCCTGTTTCTTCTCCTGCCGAAGAAGTTCCAGAGGAATACATTGAAATGTTACTTTCTTTTCCCATGTCCTTCGCAGAAGCCCCCGAGTTTGAAAGTCACGCCACTCTAATCCCACAAGATCGCACTCAGCAATAGTCGTTGCAGGAAAGGAATGTTCTGCATCAGCACTCGGACGAAGCTCTGTGGTTCCATTCTGTCCGGTCTGGGACATCAGCATATGGATTACAAGCTCACCGCCGTCAAGCTGATTCATCAGCCAGTACCGAGGCGATAGTCCAGGATAATACGGTTCATAGTATTCGAGAAGCTTCTCAGAGGGCTGATCAGACTTCGACGAGGGAAACTTGAGCTCGAGACTATCTGTCGCAATGTCAGATGAATCCGCGGGAGGAAAGCGAGACTTCCACGACTCCCATGGAATGTCTGATAACTTGATATCGTATACCTTGAGATACTTCATGCCTTCAACATACGGATCCTTGGTGACTGGCACAGCGTGTGTCATGATCGCATCCAGCGATGGTACAATCTCCGAGAGTTCGGCCGTATTCTCAATCATGACAGCGTCGGCAGATTGTAAAAAGGGATGCTCGGGCAGTGGATTCGGTACATCCACAGGGCGCTTCTTTGCGTAATATCCCTTGAAGTTGACGAGGTCTGATGTTCCGGGCATTGTGGAACGGATCACATCAAACCGACCATCCTCGTGTCTCCGTGTCTTTGGAAACGAAAAAACAGGAAGAGCGCGCAGGGGGTCTTCTCCCTCGCTATTCAAAAACTCGGTTGGCACGGTTAACGGATACTTGCTTCCTTCTGTTTCTGATTGAAACGGCTTGGGCAAGGACATGAGCAAGGAACGGTAAAAATTCGGCAGCTTTACTCGTCCTTCGCTAAAGAGCGGTTCATACGAGTCCGTAAATGAATACTCTTTCAGGTCGGGGGATGAATACACTGGAAAAATCCAGTCGAACTTTTTGCCATACTGGGGTTCGCGAAGATGGTAATCGTCGGCCGTTGCTACAATGTTGGTACTGTACAAGTCTCGAAGCCGTTCGACTTCGTTCTTCAGGACTTCTAATTGAAACTTTGTGGTTCGCCCCTTCGGAACGAGTTTTTCATACGCATCCGTCACTTGTTCATCCAGCGTATAGAACCGAATGGTTTCCGGACGCTGAATGGTTTCATCGTACTCGATGTCTTCAAGGACTTGAAAGTCCTCTGCCTTGAACTCGAAGACCTCCGACATTATACAGACTTGAGAATGCTTTCGCAGAGTGCCACCGCCTCCGTCTTGAATCGCTCGATGACCTTCTCGGGATCGACCTTGGAGCTAAACCGAACAATCATCTTTGGAAGCAGGGGGTGAACAATGCGATAGGACACGAAGTCCACGAGTGCCGCATTGTACAGGAGGATCTGCGCCAGTGCCCCCATCGTATGGCCCTCCTCCTCTGTCTCGACAGAGAACCACCCATCCTCCTCTCGCAGGATTGGATTCTTGCACCAGTCCTCGATCTTCTTCTTGTAGATCGTGGCAGCCTGCTTCACCAACTCCTTGGCAGAAATGACACCAATACTCTCAACGGCAAGGTCGAACCAATTGGGACGGCCGTTCTCGTCGCGAGAATACGAACGTTGGATCTCGTAGTTATCGAAGATCTTGGCCCGCTCTGCACGGAGAACCTCGTCGTCGCCCGCCACCGCCACGTAACTATCCTTATCCAACTTTGCCAGTTCGGGGTCAACGTGGTTCTTAAATGTTGCCACACAAACCTGCGAGGAACTCTTGGTGTCGACACGAAGCGACGCCCTGAAGTGAATTGACTCATTCGGGTCGAGCTTCATAAAGTAGATTGGGGCCTCCTCGTCGCGATCATACAGCAGAACATTCTGACGAGGTCCGTCGATTACGAAGTCGTCGGTTGTAACCTCGATAGGTCCCTTGCGGATCATGTCCTTCGTGGGTGGCAGAAAGCGAAGCTCAATCTTCGTATCGCGGATCACACCCGTTTCCTCGGGACGGGCATTGATCGGTAGCATCTCTATACGATGCTTCAACATCTCATGGATCATCTTGGTCGAGTTGTCGAGAATCTGAACATCGTGGATGACAACAGTTGGGATCTCGGCGAGAAGGATGCGGCGAAGACCGTTCACGAAGGCGACAGGGACATCCTTCAGCTCGGCGTCGAGGCGGTAACCGTTCAAAGAAATCTTAATGGACTCCATTGCTTATATCTTCTCTCGTTGATATCTATCCGTTTTTTTCAACGATGAGGGCAATGAGCAACAACCAGCCGATTCTGTTTTATAGCACTCGCTGCTCACACTCGAAGCAGATTATCGAGACTCTGAAGATGCTAAAAAAGGAGACACTATGCAGAATGTTTGCCATCGACGGTCTCACTCGCGACAAGCTGCCACCGTTTCTCAAGAGTGTGCCCACGCTGTTCAATCCGGAGACGAAGGATGTATACGTGGGTAAGGATATTTATGCCTACATTGCCAAGCCCGTATCCCCTCGGCGCGAAGTCCCCACCCAGCAGCCAACTCCGACTGCAAGTTCTCAGGCAGCTGCTGTCAAGCCGTCTGGAGCCCCGAGCGCCTCAGGTGCTATAGACTACGAGGCATGGTCCTTTGGAACGGCATCTGGGTTTTCCGATTCGTATTCAAGCTGGGACTCGCCGGGAAATTTCTCGGCCCAGGACCAGCTTCATTATACGTTCATTGGTGATACAAAAAGTGGTGCGGCGCCGCCTGAACCTCAGACCAAGCAGAGCTATGATGGTGATAAAGAGGGTCGTAACGCCGACCTGGCCACGCGCATGGAGGCTATGCAGAAACAGAGGGACAAGGAGTTTGCTCCGGTTGATCGCAAGTAAGTTACCAGCTCGTCTCCTTCTCAAGACGGCGTTGGTTCAGATCAGACAACTTCGGAGCCCAGCTGATGATATATGCCTTTCCCTCGAACGTGACCGTGATATCCGAGTCGGGGAAGAACTCTCGCAGTTGATTCAACCCATAATTCTTTCCAGTGTCTGTCAGGTTTTGCGAGACGTAGAACACTAGGGATGTATCGCCCCTCTCTGCGGCTGAGCGCGTAGAGTGGTAGACCGACTCTGCCCACATCTTACCATCCAGCTCCTGCTGGCGGATAGCTACTCGCATCTGTTCGGCCTGGGCGGTGGCGGCGGCGTTCTGAAGCTGAAAGCGAGTGATAGGCTGCATGATGATGTAAAAAGACTTTGTGGTAGGTAAATCCATTTTGCCTAACGGTGGCGACTGTGGGGCGGACGAGTGCGGGACCGACGAGTGTGGGACCGACGACGGCGCGTCGATCGACGTCCAGCCTTCTTAGAACGGGCTTCTTCAAGCTCCTCTTTCTTCTTTTTCAGCTTCACTTCCAGTACTTCAACGATTGTCTCAACTGCTTCCTTTGAAGTCGCATTCTTGTATGCCTTACCGTAGTCAGTACCGCTGCGCACAGTCGAGTGCAGATAACCGGGCTTCCCATCCTTCAACGCTTTGAGCAGAGCATTGCCGTGTTCTATTTCCTTTTCGAGATCTTCGATGTCCCCCCTTAAGTCCGTTACTTTCTTGCTTTCAAACGCCATTTATTATTAAAGCATATTTTAAGTTGACTTGGTGTTGTATCTCGGCGCAGTTACGATCTGACGAACGACATGTTGCATGTGCTGAATCTCGGCAATGACGGCGACCAGTGCGTCATTATTTCGCTTAGCAAGTGCGTTTGCCTTTTGCATCTCGGCAACGATTGCGGCGAGAAGCCTCGGCTCGTAGGCGCTCGAAGTGTTGAGAATGTGTTCGGTTGCTGAATCCATGTATGATGTACTGGATTCATGGATGGGAAATCCGTTTTCTACCGCGGTCTCACGTATGCGAATTCCCCGGTATACAATTGACGCCGTTGGACGATGGTCCGCATACTACGCAGACGACGTAACCGTCGTTGGCGTCGCTGCCACAACGTCGTAATCCCGTATATGCAGATCACTAGAACAGCGATTCCACCAATCACTCCACCGGTCATGGCGATACTGGTGGATTGACTGGCGTCTTGAATTGCTTTGATGTCGATGACCGGTGGAGACGAAGGCGATGGAGTTGGTGTGTCGGTCTGCGAAGACGTT